CGCGCCAGGCCTTCAAACGAATCCACATTGATAAAGCGACCCGTCGACACATTCAAGTACCGTGCGCGGTTGTAGTAGAGGCCGAGGTCGGGGTCGAGCTGCTCCCCTGATGCTGCGGCCGCTCGATGTCAGTAAAACGGCCGTTTGATGTCAGTAGCCGAGAATTCAGTGTCAGCGGAAGCCGTTCGCCCCAGCTTCGCCAGCCCAAGCCCGAAAGCATGCCCAGACCTGTCTCATTCCAGCCAAGATTCATCTCCGTGCGCGAGCGTCAGAAAGTCGGACACATTGCCGCCGGCGCTGAGCCCCGTCGCAGTGAGAATCGCCTGCGGAAGGGCGTTCGAACTGCGCGAATGATGAGGCAAGCGCGAAGCGCCCGCCTGCACCAGCGCATCGCGCAAATCAGCTCGTCGCACGCTCAGGATTTCGTGGTTCGAAAGCACCGGTCCGCGCCCCCAGCCAGGCATGGAGCTCAGCAGCGCCTGCATCGCAGGCGGCAGCGGGAAAGGAACAATCACGAACCATTTTCCAGTCATCACGTCAGCACTCCCGAATCCAGAATCTGAACAACCGTCTGAGACAGCACGCTGAGCGGCGTGGTGTTGAGAGAGTCATTCGTGCCGGAACCCTTCACGTAAAGAGCTAGCGTCAAGCCCTGCCCTGTGGGAGGACTGCTCAGCGTCAAATCCCCGTTGAAGCCAACGCCTCCGACATTCGTGTGGAAGACCTGCGGCGTTCCCGGATCGCCCGGCGATGGGCTCACATAAATCGCAAAGCCGACGCCGGTGAAGCCGGAACCAACTCCAGAAATCTGCGTCGGCTCGAAGACGTGGAGCTTGATCGAAGCCGTGCCCGCCGGAATATTTATAGTCGTTGTCCCGACGTTCATCCAGCCGCCGAACGTGAGATTCGTACCGGGACTCCCAGAGCACAGCGTCTGCCCAACGGTCCGCTGCCCCGTAGCCTGATTGCTGATGTGAGCAGCCTTGACCGCGCCAGAGGCAAGCGCCGTCGCCAGCGGCCGCGCATACGTCGAGCCGTCGGCGATATTGTCCAGAATCTTGTTTGTGTGCCCGCCCTGGCTGAAGTCGATCAGCGCAAGGTTCGAGCCGTCGACGGATCCCACGCCCTTTAATCCGCCCGCGTTCACGACGCCGAAGCGCGCTGACCCGTCGGGCACGTTGTCCAGGCTCTTGTTGAAATGGATCGATTCGCTGAAGTCGATCACCGGCTTGCCAGCACTGATCCGCGTCGATAGCGGCCGAGCGTATGTCGTTCCATCAGGAATGTTATCGAGCTGCTTTCCAAGCAGCGGCTTCGTGAAATCGATTCTGTTCCCCGTCAGATCGGTGAGGATCGTCCGCGCGTACGTCGAGCCGTCCGGCACCTCGTCCAGACTCTTCGGAGTCACTGACCCGGTGAACTGGTCGAAATATGCGGTCGTCGCTGAGCTCGTGCTGACCTCGGCTTCCACTCGCCCCCAAAAAGCTCCCGATGGCGCGGCCGCCGAGACGCGAGACGTCCCGTAAGAGGACGTAGAGACGACGTTTCCCAGGCTGGTAGCGATCTCCGTGAACGACGCGTCCATCCAGCTTATTCGGACAAAGCAGGATCCTGTTCCGGCCGTGCGCTTCACCATCGCTGTGGCCAGAATTACGTCGCCCAGCTGAACCGCGATCTTCACCGAATTTCGAAACGCCGCCGCCGCGGAGCCAGAGAATTTCGCGACCCAGCTCCCGCCATAGGCATTCGCTGGATCGTTCACGATCGAGAAGCCCGTCTCCTCCGTCCAATCGCGATCGCCGGCTTCAAGATCGGCGTTCGCCACTGTCGACGACGAAGTCGAGAGCGGTAGCCCGGTTCCCGGCACCGGTGCCTGCAGCGTCTGCTGCACAGGCGCCACGTCCGGAAACGCATTCGGCATGTACTCCAGTCCGACGTAGTCGATCGTTCCATCCGGCGCGTACGTCGGCTCCATCACCTCGAAAAGCTTTCCTCCAAATTCCTCGCTCAGCGATGGATCGATCGTCACGATGTCGCCTGGCTCGACGGCCAGCGAGTCCTCGTAGCCAGTCCATTCCGCGGAGAAAGGCGCGTTGTAAACGCTGTTCGCGTCGACGTCATCGCCTAGCTGCCGCACCAGCATCGCGTCCAGGATTCGCCAGACGCGCTCGGGCGTATTCACCCCAAGGTCCAGCACCAGCTCAGTGATTTTCGGCAGCACAGAAAGCCCTGCTCCGCGCGCGCCCACGGCTCGCTGATGCGCTTCGTGGTTCAGCTGCGGATCGGAAGCAATCGCGAATCGCGTTGCGTCGTCGGTGCTACCGGAGGCGATGTTCAAATCCCGAAAAGTGGGCGTCAGCCGGTTCGCCGCCGCTCGCAGGTTCGTCTTATAGGCCTTGAAGGTCTTAGGCGCCACGTTGTCAGTGTTGAAAGTGAAGACGGAAGCGCGAGGCTGGTCTGCATAGAGCGAGATTTTCCCGTTCCTCTCCAGCAGATAGCTTCGGCACATCAGCAGCATCTGCTCCAGCGCCTTGTCCGCGGTGTCCGTGGTGTTCGCGTAGACCACGCCGCCATCGCTGAATCTTTTTTGCCCTCCGGAAAGCACCGTGTCGTAATAGGTCGCTGCCGCGGCGAAGGAGGCCCAGTCGAATCGCCCCAGCTCGGCCGCCACGAGCGGCTGATTCGTTTTCCCCTCGCGAAGCACGAATTTCCGGATCAGGAAGTCGCAGATGATCCACGCCCAGTTCTGCGTCCAGGCAAAAGCGGTTTGGTTTCCGCTCGAATCGAACTGCCGCACTTGCATCGCCTGGTAATCGGCCAGGACTGTGAGCTGCGCGGAAGGCGCGGAGGGATCGGGCGCCGTCCTCAGCGCCAGCCACGCGTAGCGGCTGAACGTGATTGGACTCAGGCCTCCGGGGACAAGCGTAAAGAACTGATCGACGTGCTGGTCGCCTCCGGTTGAAACCGCGGAAAGCCCGTTGCCGATTTCTCCATCGAGGCCTGGGTGGAAGTGCACCGTCGTGCTGCTCGGCAGCGTGACGAGCTTGTCGTTGATCCAAAGCCGCAAGATCGAGTCCCACGGTCCTTCTCCCAGCATGTAGAACGAGACGCGTGTCTTGTCCGTCAGTTCTTGTTGCAGGATCAGGTTTCCCGCGCCGCGCACCAGCCCGTAGGCCAGCGTCTTCGGCTGATCGAGGAAAGCTGTCGAAAGGTCGAATGCCGCGGCGACGGGCGCCATCTATTTCACCCTCAATCTTCCGCCGGAGCCTAGGCCGTTATCTCCCCCTGATGAGCCGCCGCCCCCTCCGCCACCGCCTCCGCCTCCCGTTCCCACGCCGGTCGGCCCGTTGACCGCCGTGATCTGCGGCTGAAGAAAAATAATTCCCGGGAATCGCTCCGTCACTCCGCGCGTCGTGCAGGATCCCAGGTCCTTCGGGCAAGAGCGATAGACGACGAAGAATACGCTCGTCGCGTCCGGCGTCGTCGCCCACGCCGGAGAGATCGTGAACGTCGTCGCGGTGTTGCTCGCGATCGCGCGGTTCTGCCCCGCTCCGGTGCCACGGACGATATAGACGGCTCCATCCACGTCGCCGTTCACCGCCCGCGCAAGGCCGCTATTGCCGATCGTCGTCGCCGAAAAAATATCCGTTCCGATCTCTCCGACCTTCAGCGTTCCAGGCCCCGTAACGATGAAAGTGCTCGTCGCATCGGGCGTTGTCGTCCAGTTGGTCTTCAGCGTGAAGGTCGTTGCCGTATGCGAAAGGATATAGCGCTCCTGGCCTGAGCCAGTGCCGCCGAGGATCATCACCAGCTCGTCCTTGTAAAGGTTCGGCGTCAGCGCCAGCCCGCTGTTGCCGATTGTGTTCGCGCTGAAGATGTTTGCTGCCGTGTTAGGAACGAAAAGCTGCCCGCGACGATAGCCGCACTGCGCGGAGTTGAATCGCCAATGGCACGCTCGCGTCTGCCGCTGGTCATAGACGGGGATTTCATTCGGCTGCAGCAGTTGCAGCATCCGCATCGAGACCGTGTCCGCTTCGACGCTCTGCTCCGTGATGTAACCGTGAAATTCGAAGGGCGCTGCATCCAGCGGCACGTACCAGGGGCGATAGATGACGTAGGCTCCCTCGAATTCGCCGTTCTTGAAAAGCGCCGCCACTTCGCGGTCGATCGTGTTTCCGCTCAGGTTCTGGATCCGGAAATCGCCGCCATCTGCGGTCAGCGAGCGTGTCATTTTGATAGTCGGCGGCTGCGCGATCCAGGGCTTGTAGAGCTGCTGCGCGCCCGTCAGCCGGGAAAGGAATTGCCCTTCGAAGTTCGACCAGAAGTAGTTCGTGCCGTCAGCCCGCTGCACGTCCAGCAAATGCACACGATGTAGCGAGCGCCCGCGCTTCGCCAGCTCCGTCGCCATCCCCGCCGGCAGCGTCCTCACTGCATCACCTGGACTGCGTCAGCGTCGCAGATTACAGCTGACGACGACGCGTTCTTAGCTCCGGTCACTCGCAGCCGGACGCGATAGAAATCGAGAGGGAAATTCGTCCTTGAATCGATTACGGCGGAGGGAACCAATGAAGCCGAGTAAAGATCGAACAGGTTTTCGCCCGCCACCGCAACGCCGTCCCTGACGCGAAAGACGGACACTGCGACGATCCCCCGGTCGCCGTTCTTTTCGCAATAGACTTGGTACCCGTATCCAAAGTAGCTCCACTCCGCAGTCTCGACCCCGGAAGGAGACGCCGAATAGTAGTGAGCGCCTCCGTGGGCGTTCGCATCCACCTGATATGTCCAGTTCCCCGGAGTAAGCAGTTTCACCAGATCTTCGCCGAAGCCATTCCGCTCTTCGAGGAAAATCGCGTCTCGTGTCCAGTTCGTCGGGTAGGCGAACAGAGCCAGCCCCGGCAGCTCGATGAATCTTCCTTTGACGTTGTACCCCTGGTTTCCCGCCGGGCTGAAGCTCAGAGGCCCGTCGAATCGCCCGCTGAAATAGCGCGATCGTTCCCAGTCCGCAAGCGTGAAGAAATCGTTCTCATATTGCTGCGCCCATTGCTGCAGCGCGTGCTTTGTCGCCAGGTCGCGGTTGTTCCAGGCCAGATCGTAGATTCGTCCCAGCCCCATCTGCCGCCGCGAATAGAGCTTTCCGGAGGTGGCCTGGAAAAGCGATCGCGTTTCCGGCAGCCCTTCGGTGTAGCCGAAATCTGGATTGAAGAGGCTCGTCACCGCGGGATTAAGAATGTTTTGCTCGCTCACCAGGACCCCTCAAGCTGCATTCGCCGGAAAAGCTGCGAAACGGATTTCGCATCCAGCGCATAGACGTAGAAGTGGTTGTGCGTGATCCCCGTGCCTCCGCCGGCGTTCAGCCGGTTCAGTCCGGCTTCGCCAATCATGCTCATCGCTCTGCGGTTCAGCACGCCTTCGCCGATCAGCAAATTCGCGTTCACTTCGCCGCCGCTGTGCAGCGCAGGCCTGCCGGCGATTGCGCCCGGTCCGCCGCGCACAAGACCGCCCTCGTGGAACTGCGGCGCTCCGAACTGGATCTGCGCGCGTCTCTGCCGCTCCGCTTCCGTGTCCTTCAGATGTTTCTCCGCCGCGTCGATCAGCGTATTCGCCGATGTTGTGTTGCCCTTCAACTGTTTGCCGCCGATTTTTCGCAGCCCTGCCAGCGTGTCGCTGCGCAGCTTTTCCAGCTCCGATTCTCCCGTGTTGAAATCCGTCTGGAAGACGTCGTAGGAATCGGTGATCTGCTTGATGGCCGCCAGCATCGGCTCCATCACCTGGATTCGCGCCTTGTCCCCGCTGTGCTGCCCGAAGATCGCTCCGAAGATGCTTCCGATCAGCCCGATCGCTCCGCCGATCAGGGCGCCGATCGGTCCGCCGATCGCGAAGCCCGTCAAGGCTCCGCCGCCGATGCTCTCCAGCCCGCCGAGTATCCCGCCGCGCTGCAGCCCGTTGATGGCGAGCATCAGCCCTCCGGTCGCTAACGCGGATCCTGAAATATTCATGCCTCCGATGCTGAGGCCGTGCGGAAAGATTTTCGTCAGCAATCCGGTAAGGCCCGCCGTCGCCGCGCCCGTGCTCGATCCCGAAGGCAGCACTACGCCGCCAAGTCCCGCGCCCTGGCCAGCTGAAATCCCCAAGCCGGGAATGCTCAGCGGAAGCGCTCCAAGATCGCCCGAGAACGCAGGCCCCAGTCCACCTCCAGCGAAATTCGTGATCACTCCCGGCAGTCCGCTGATGCCGCCCTGCCCGCCGCCGGCTCCGCCGCCAAATCCGCCGCCGCCGATCCCAAGGATCGCGCCCAGTATTCCAGTCGGCCCTCCGCCGAATCCCGTCGCTGCCGCCGATCTCATGGATTGCATCCCGAGGATCCACGTCGCCACCATTTGAAAGACCAGATCCTCGAACATTTTTTTGAAGCGCTTTCCAATGTTGCCGCTCGTCAAATCATCGAAGAAGCTTTCCATGTCCTGCGCCAGCTGGTCGCGCGTTCGCGCGAAGTTCACTTGCCAGGCCGCGGCGCTCAGCGCCGCCGCTTGCTCCGAAGTGATTCTCGTCTCGTCCAGCTGCTGCTGAATTTCCCGCAGCCGGGCCTGCGTGTCCGCGGAGATCTGCGCGTAGCTTCGCGCCCAGGGCGGCGCCATCGCCACGGCCGCCTGATTTTCCGCTTGGAACACTTCGTTCGCGTTCTGGATCTGCGCCAGCTTGATCTGATTGTCGTGCGTCAGGATGATGGATTTTTTCCGCTCTTCGAACTGCTCCTGCTCGATCAGCCCGCGGTCCAGCAGCACCTTCAGGTTGTCGAGCTCGTTCTGCTCGGATTCGTTGATCGCGGCAAAACCCTGAAGTCCGGATTGGATCGCTTGCTGCGCCAGTTGCCGCGTCGTGTCCCATTCGGCGCGGCTGAAGGCGATTCTTTGCGCGGCCGCTTTCGCGTGCACCGCGGTGATCTGCGCCTGCCCCAGCGTCTCCGTCGTCACATTCGCCGCGATGTTCGCTCTGATCACGGCCACCTGGTCGCGTTCCGCCTGCGTGATGGCTTTCACGCCGAGCAGCCCGGCTTCGCGCGCCGCGTTCTCCTGCTGCAGCACGGCGATCGGCTCCGTCCGCTTCTGTTCGTCCAGGAGCTTCGCCTGCTCGATGAAAAGCTGGTTCAGGGTGTTTTTCTGCTGATCCAGCGCTTCCACCAGAGTCGTCTTTGCCGCGCTGTATTTCGTCAGCCCGCGCGTCAGCGCGTCCCCGAGGGCGTTTCCCGTCAACCCGAGCTGCTGATTCAGCTGCGCGATATTCTGCGTCGTTTGCAGGATGCGCGCGTCAATCTGCTGCAGTGTTTGCGGCCCGATCAGCGTCTTGTTCGCCTGCATCACGCTCTGCACGATCGCGTCGTTCTGTTTGGCGATCTCGGCCAGCGCTGCGCTGTAGCCCGTCAGGTTGTCGACGGCTTGCTTCACGAATTCCACGAATCCCGCCACGACGAGGCCGCTGAAGGCGGCTTTCAATCCCGCGGCCATGATCGGGCTCTGGGAGATCACGTTGCGCAGTCCGCGCGGGATATGCGTGCCCAGCTCTTCGCTCAGCAGCGCGGCGGATTCGCGCGCCTCGTTCGATCCTCTCGTGATTCCATCCAGCGCGGGCTTCGCCGGCGCGAGGCTCGGCCCTATTTTCGCGCCTTCGGCGTTGATCTGCCGGAGCGCCGCGACGGCGCCGCTATCGTCCACCTCGATCAGGATTTGCGCTGTCGCCGCCATCAGCGGTTCCTCTTTCGCGCTTCAGCCGCTGCCGCGGCTTCACAGTCGTTGCAGGTTTTGTCCCATTCGTTCCGCAGCAGTTTTCCGCAGCCGCGGCACGGCGGATGCTTCCTTCGAAAATCCTGTCGCGCTTGCCGTAGCACGCGCAGCGTCAGCAGCTCCTCCGGCAGCAGGCTCGCTTCGCGGAATTCCACGCCCGCTTCGAGCGGCTGCTCGATCGTTTCCAGCACAAACTCGATCCAGAGATAATAGCCAGGCGAAAGCGTGCGCAGCTCCGGCGTCAGCGGGTTCTCGTCCTCCGAAGCGCGCGCGGTGCGCGCGTTTTCTTGCAGCGCCGGCGCTTCGAAAGCCTCTTCGAAAAGCTCTGCCGCGGCGATGCGCAGCCCTTCCTCGTCTTGGAACGCGGCAATCACTCCCGTTCGCTTTCCTCTTCCGCCATTTCCGTTTGAAAGATGCAGCCCACGGCGCAGGACTTGTGCAGCGCGTCCATTTCGCGGACGGTCTCCTCTTTCCCGGAGAGCGGCCGGCCGTTGACGCCGTAGCCTTCCGCTCGCTCGATCAGCTCATCGTAGAGCTTCACGAGCACCCCGTGCGACGAAGGAAGAATCGTCGTCCCGGTTCGGCTTCCGCCGGCCACGAAAGCTCTGTTCCTCACGCGCATGTAACGCCGCCGGTGCTCGGCCGAGGGGCAGGCAAACTTGTGGATGAGCCCGTTATACGCGGACATCGATCCATCTTCGTTCGCTGTCCAGAGCGCATCCAGCCGCACGGTCACTCCGTCCGCTTCGAGCATCAGCTCGTCGTCCTGCAGGTCGCGGCTCATCCCCACGCCCATCAGCGTTTTGATCGCGCGCAGCCGGAATTTCTGGTGCACGCATTCCGGCCAGGTGGGCAGCTCGCGAGGCTCTCGCCCGTCGCTCGTCCGGTATCCCTGGACGTTTTCTATCGCGCGCGCATAAAGCAGCAGCGAAGCGGTGTCCAGGTCCACCGTCGTCGTCGCCCCGCCCTTCTCTCTTCGAATTTCGGAAATGACGTGCGAGAAGAAATGCTCCCAGTCCGCCGCGGTGATTCGCCGGAAGATGTGCCGCTGGATCCTGTCTCCCGTTTTGAAGGCCATCACGCGGCGCGTTAGATCGAGCGGAAGCAAATCGAGTCTTTCTTCAATCTTGGCTGCGGAGCGGATGGAATCCGCTGGGCCATTCAGCGCTGTGAATGTTTCGGCGTGCAGTGCGTCCACGAGACACCTCTTCTCGCCCGGCAAGGGCGGTATGCGAACGTCGAGATGTCTCAGGCTCGGAGCTCGCGGGCATCGCGAACGTCCTCTCCGCTCAAGTGCGGAGCGCTGAGGTTCTCCAGGCCTCGGCAAGAGGCCGCAGCCTGGAAATGTTCCCGGTCAGCTTGTTTGCGCTGAGGAAGCGCCCGTCCCGGGATCCTGCCTTTCAAAAAACTACGCCAGGAAGCTCGATTCCGTATTCACCACGGTCACGGTCAGCACGTCGGCTGCGCCTTGCTTCAGCCAGTGGTCCGGAGAAATCGTGTACTGATAGACGCTCTTGTCGCCGCTCTGCCCGATCTTCACGGCGTCCGGCACCACGGCCAGCCCGCGGATCTCGATCTTGTGGAAGACGGCGCCTCCGATCAGCGCGCCGAGCACGGTGATCTTCACTTCCTGCACCGTCGAAGCGAAGAAGTCGTCGTTCGGCGTGCTCACGGCATCGTCCACGAATCGCTGGAACGAAAGCGAAATGTCCGGCCTTCCCACCCACGCGCGCAGCCGGTAGAGACCGCCGCCAGGCCCGCGCGAATTCGCGTCGTCCATATTCGCCGTGTATCCGAATTTCACGCTGCCGCGCACGATCTGCGTGGAGATGTCCACGGGCGCGCCCTGCGCCCCGTAGGCGAAGGTCATATCGTCGGAGCGCAGCAAGTTCAGCGCGCTTAGAGTGGGCGGCGTCGCCAGCGCTCCGGAGACGATGGCTCCCGCTCCGATGAACGAGCCCGAGACGGCCAGCGGCGAAGAAGCTGGAAAGTCGATGGCCAGGGTGTGCATGCAGCAGCTTCGCAGCCGTCGCTGCAATCCGGCGGCCGCCGAAGCCTCCGCGTAGATCGTCGTCACCGGAAGATTGTTCCCGTCGGTGTTCGGGTCCATCGGTTTGATGACGTGCTGCCACGCGGTCGGCGCGCCGATGTTGTCAGGCTGCGTGCTCGTCACTTTGCCCATCGCGAATGCGGACATCCACGCCAGCAGCCAGGTGTCGCCGGGAAACGCAAGCGAGTCCTGCAGGTCGCGCTCGATCTCCACGACCTGCGAGCCGAAATCCGTTCCGCGCATCATCAAGTCGCGATCGCTCCAGCGCTTCGTCGAAGGCTGGCCAAAGGTCGGCGCGGTCACTTCGAAATGCTTTCCCGCGATCAGATCGCTGTCCGCCAGGATGGTCGCGTAGTCCACCTGCTTCTTCTTCGAAAGCACGAGTATCCTGTTATTCAGGCGTGACGGAATGGACATCGGCTATTCTCCTTTTTTTCACTGCGCCGGCATTTCGTCGGCTAATTCAAACGGCCCGTGCGGCGCCAGCACGCTTTCGAATTCTCCCCGCGTGATTGGCGAGCCGTCGCTCCATTTCTGGGCGATCTCGCCTTTCGCGATCTTCAGCGCGTATTTCTCGCCGGCAGCGAAAGCCGCGGCTCCTCCGCCGGCCACTCGCACGCTCACAAGGTCGTCTCGATTCATTTTCGTCCTCGCTATTGCAGTTCCCGCGGCGTGGTCTTCATGGTGATCTCGACGTGATGGCAAAGCGCCGCGCTCTGCCCGTAGGTCGCGAATTCCATCTTGCGCACGGAAGGCGTCGAGCACACTTCGATCGTCCCGCCGAGGCTGGTCCCACCGCTGTTCGGCGGCCGCCTGTCAGCGTTCACGGCCTGCAGCACGCTGTCCACAAGCCCGTCGAAGATCTCTTCCGTGTCGTCGTCGTCTTTCACGCCCATGAATCCCTCGATCAGCATCGAGTCCTGCTGTTGCACGAGGCCTTCGTTCACGCCCAGGTCCGTCAGCTGCGTGTTCTCGCGCGAGACGAACCAGACGTGCAGCCTTCCGCTGGCCACGAGCAGCTCGCGGTCCTTTTCCGCGCTCAGCATTCGGCGGTAGGTGTAGACCTGGCCGATTCCGGCCACGCCTTTCAGCACTGTCGCGATCCGCGCCTTGACGTCCCGCAGCGCCATCTATTTCGCCCCTCCCATCGCCGCCAGCGCTCTCCCGATCGCCGCTTCCACGATTCCTTTCAGCTCGCCCTGCAGCTGGTCCAGCGCCCTCGCGAACATTCCGAATCCGCTCACGCCGCGTTTCGCGATTTTTCTCGCCACGGCGAAAGCGATCGAGAGCGCCTGCTTTTCGTTCGCCGGATGGAATTTTCTCTCCACCCAGAGCAGCAAAGCTCTCGGCGGCGGAAAGTGGGGCCCGGTCCCGCTCTCGACATAGCCGGCGTAGGCGCCGCCCGGCTCGCCCGCAAAGATTTTCACCTGGCTGATTCCCACCTGGCGCGAAATGTCGAACTGCACGCTGTTCAGCAGGTTCCCCGTCGCCACGCGTGGCGGCATCCCGAGAAAAGACGACGAGATATTCTGCTTCACCAGCGCTTCGCCGCGCGCCCCGATGATGCCGAGCGCTTCGCTGATTCCGCTCTGCACCGCGGTCTGCACGCCGGCGGTCGCCTTGTCCAGCCCGATCACCTGAAAGCGCGCGGGCATCAGCGGCTCCTCGAAGGATGCGTGATGCGATCGAATCCCACGGAAAGATCTTCATGCACGCTTCCGCCGGCCATCGCCGGCCCGGTCTTCGGTCCGGTCGCGTCGTCCGTCACGCCGATGTGATCGAAGTAGCGTTTCTTCGCCGCCTTCCCCAGGCCAAGATACTCCTGGCTTTTCGTGCGGTAGTTCACGCTGTCCGCCGCGATGGTGGGATCGCCAGTCTGCGCGTACTGCGCGGCAAGCGCTTCGAAGCAAAGCCCCGCGGCATAATCGCAGACGGCCTCGAAGTCCTTGTCAGGCACCGTTGATCCGTCGCCCGCGTGCCTCGCCGTCCAAGTCGCGCGGATGAATTCCGCGTTCGCAGGCTGGACGTCCAGAAGCATGATCTGCGTGCCCGTCGGTGTCTTGTAAAGCTGCCACTCTTCTTCGAGCAGCAGATTCGGCGGCGTATCTCCAATGGGAAACTCCAGCGATTCGATCGTGGAATATCCCTCCTCATACGCCGCCCCTGTCGCCGTCGGCAGATTCACCAGCGCTGTCCCCGTTCCCGCGATGTCGCTCACGAGTTCTTGCGGGCGATCCTTCGAGTAGCGTTGAAGGATGGCCTGCTTCAGCAGTGCGTCTCGATCCCCGGCGTCCAGCTTGTTCGCGGAGTCCTGGAGCGCGATATCGCGCTGCTGCTGAAATTGGTCGAACTCGTGAGCCACGTCTTAGCCTCTAGGTGTTCTTGGCGATGCAGGCCAGGTCTACGGTCAGATCCGCCGAAGTCGTTCCGGGGATCGCCGTCACGTCCACGCGAATCACGTCGCCCGGGACGAATTCCATGCCTCCGGGTTCGCCGGCGCCCGCCGGCGCGGCAATCACGCCCGGGTTCGCGCCGCCCGTGCGAAGATTATGGGTCGCCGATCCCTGCGCAATGGTCAGCACTGCGGTCAGGATCGAGACGCCATTCTTCTTCACGTCGACGGATGTGCTGCCGGACGTGCTTCCCGTGCTTCCGAGCGAGATCTCCACTTCCGTGATTCGCCCGAAAAACTGCGCTTGCCATTCGGCCACGTCGTTCGCCACAGCCAGAGCGCCGGCCTTGTGCAGCGTCTTCACAAATCGCAATGCCGCCGTGCTTTCCATTTCTCCCTCTCTTTTTTAAGACCAGGCCGGCCCGCTTTCCGGGGCCGGCCTGGTGCTGGATGTTAATCAGGCTCGATCGAGGCCGCTCGGACTATCCGGCGACGACTTCTTTCCCCACTCCGCGGAAGTCGATTGGTTTCCCGCCGAACACGAATTTGACCTTGTACTGAAGCTGGTCGTTCGTGAACTGCGTGCCCTGCGTCGGCAGGTTCGCCAGGAAGATCTGCGGCGTGTCGTACCCATCCAGGAAGCCGATCTCCAGGAAGGGCGCGGTCGCCGGGAAGCATCCGTAGAACCAGTCCGTGACGTCGGTCAGCAGCGGGTTGACGATCACGTTCTCTTCGTTCGCGCCGAATTTCTGATACCAGTTGTTCGTCCCGCTCTGGTTTCGGTTGATCTGCATCGCCGTCGGCCGCAGGTCCACGGGGATCATGATCCATTCAAGCGGCAGGCCCAGCCGGTTTCCCGAGTCCTTCTCGGATTGTTTCGCCAGCGCGATGGCGCGGGCGTCCAGCTCGGTCGAGGCAAGCGCCGTCGAGCCGAGGTTGGCATGCGTCGCGTGGAACCACGCCAGGCCGTCCGGATCGTAGTTCGGCGGCGTGATGAAGAAGTTCGAGACGAAGGTCGCCAGCGTGTGCCGTGCGGCGCGCGCCATGCGGTTCGGGAATTGCGCGATCTTCCCGAGGTCGTCGTTGCGGATCGTCTCCTCGGAAATCGTCAGCAAGCCGCCGCGCTTCCCGATGGTGTAGCTGATTTTTTCGTCGGTGGGCTTCGTCAGCTCCGTGTAGGGGCCGGCTTCCGCCACGGTCGGCAGGTCGCTCAGGTAGCCCATGCGGACCCGATCCTGCGTCTTGTAGTCGCCGAGGTTCGCCGTCACGTAGAGCTTTTCGAGGCCCGGCACGATCTGATATTCGGCGTAGTCCTGGATCAGCTTCTTCGTCAGCGAGCTGAGCAAGATGTTCGGGAAGTCGCTTGTCGCGATGGCTTCAGATGTTCGCAGGAAGCCGCCGCGATCGAATTGCAGGTCGCGGTCTCCGGTGATGAGCACGTAAGCTTCGCGCAGCCCGCGGAAAGGCCGCGTGTTGCGGTCGATTTTCGCTTCGCGCACGCCGAGCATGGCGTCCATCGCCAGCTGGATTTTGTCCTGGCTGTTGCGGCCCACCTCGATCACGCCGTTGGCTCGGCCGATTTCGCTGAAGGCCGCGAAGGATTGCCGCACCTTCGCGATGTAGGACTCCACCTGCTTCTCGTCGCCCACCGTGCCCGCGAAGTGCTCGCGCACCAGCGTTTGCGCCGGGATCGGCAGCTTCGATTCGCCGAGCTTGCGCTCCAGCGCCGACGCGAAGGAAACCTTCTTCGCCTCGTCGAGCGCTTCTTTCACCCTGGCCATCACTTCGCCGTTCTGCGCGGCAGTCGCGGATCGCGATGCCTCGCGCACGGCGTCAGCGGCGGCCGTCGCGGCGGCGGCGTCGTTCATCGCCACGGCGGGAATCTTTTCCGCAATGGCTTCCGTCACCTTCGCGAAGAATTCGAAGTGCTTGTCCTCGCCAAGCCCTTCGAACTCCGTCTGCATTTCCGAGGCGCGGCCCGCATCGATTCTGCGGAGCGCCTCAAGCACTTTCAGGATCGACTCTTTCATGCTTGCTCCTCTCACACCTTTGGCAGCTTTCGGGCCGCCGCCTCCTCCTTGTTGCGTCGTGCCTGGAGGAGAAACTTTTTTCTTGATCGCGCCGCTCTGCAGCTTCGCGATCTCGCCGGAGAGCGACTTCGAAGCCGCATACGGCAGAATCTTTCCGCCCGCGCCAGCTTCCGCGCACATGTCGAGCCCGACGTATTTGCCCAGCCGCGTGGCGAGCAGCGCTCTCTTTCCGTCCTGCACGCCCGGCTGGAATCCGAAGAACGCAAAAATCGAAACGCCGAAAAGGTCCAGCTTGTTCGCTTCCTTCGCCGCCAGCAGCTTCGCGCGCATCTCCGTTTCGGTCTTCAGCAGATTCACCACGCCGATGGCGGAGCTTCCATTCATGCGGCACTGCGAAGTCCATCCGGCAGTCAGGTCCGGCAGGTCCGCGCCGCTTCCTTCGTCTTCCGTCGGATGGCGCCGCCGGAATCGCGCTCCGTTCGCGGCCTCGGCCACCTGCGCCACGACGCTCGAAGGGAAGTAGTGCGGGATTCCGGACTGCCCCTCGACGCTGCCCTGCGCCCATCCTGATTCCATGATCTGCACCGGCCAGCTCCAGCCGTCATCCACCACGGCGCTCTGCTTCGTCTGCAGAAAGCGCGCCGATTGCTGCACGGGCACATACGCTGTTTCCACTTCCTGCGGCTCGCCGAAGGTGATCTTCTCGTTCGCTTCATCGTCCTCGTAGCTGATTTGATAAAGCTCGCCGTCCGGTCCGCGAGCGATCACGTAATCCGGGAAAGTTTCCACCAGGCAGAATCGCCGGTATCCGTCGGTAGTGAGCCCGAAGCTGTCGAGCAGCGCCTGGTCCAGCTCTTGCTGCTGGTCCTCATAGGAGTCAGCGTCGGCCGCTTCGCTGGCTTTCATGTTGTGCTCCGCCGCGAAGCCGCTCGCGTCGATCCCGAATTTCTTCGCCAGCGAGAGGAGCTTCTTCGCCACGCCGGCTTTCGCGCTGGAGGGGAGCTGAGTCTGGTCGAATCGCGCCATCGCGTCGCGGACGTGCCCCGCGTCCTCCACGAGCAAATGCCAGGTACTCGTGTCGTCCGGATTCCCGACGTACGCAAATGACGACGCCGGATAATCTTTTCCGCCTACGCTTTTCGTTTTCGCAGCCACGGCTCCTCCTCCTCGGCTCAATTTTGCGACGCGCGGCTTACTTCGTTCCCGCGCCCTTGCCCTTCTTTTCGGGCTCCGCCGCCGCTTCCTTCGGCGCGTCGAAGTAGTGCTTTTTCCCGTCGATGGTGATCACGCAGAAGCGCCCGTTTGCGCTGTTCCCGCGGAAGAGCACCTTGTGATCCTCGATGGCCATCGCCTCTTCGTAGCTGGTCGGCGCTTCCACACGGAAGACGCGATTCGCTTCGCGCGTCGCTACGGCGCGCTGTGTGATCTCGTCGCCAGGATGGTCCACCAGCGCCTGTTTGAAGGCTTTCGCGAAATCGCTCTCCCATTTGCGCTGCATTTCCCGCGTGAAGCCGGGGATGTTCGGCGCCGCCGGAATCTGGATTTTGTTCTCTTCTGTCGCCATCGTTGTCGCCTCTCTCTCGGCTATCCGGCCGAGACGGAAATTCCCGCTTTTTTCAAAAGGTCGCTCTGCGCCGCCGTCGGCTTCAGCAAATGCTCCGGGATGTATGGCACCAGCACGCAGTGGCAGTTGATGGTGTTCTCCGCGGAGCCGTTCGGATCGCGCGGGTACATCAGCTCCTCGCCGTCCACCAGAAAGGGCTTGTCCACGTCGCGGATCTGCCCGCTCGCTTCCATGTGCGAGAATCGCGGCATCAGCGCGATCGGGATGTGGATCCACTGCTTCTGCAGCGCGGGCACTGTAGTTTGCAAATCCTCCAGCCGGGCCTGCGCAGCGATCGAATGCACGCGCAGAATCTCATTCAGCGCGATAGTCTCCGCGCGAGCTCCGATCGGAGAGAAGAGCCCGGTGAACTTGTCCCCGCCGATGGCGCGGCCTACTTGCGCGATCACGTCGGAAACGCTCTGCCCGCCAAGAAAAGCCCGCTGGATCGCTCCGTTCAGTTTGCCCGCGGCGTCTTTCGAAAGCCCGGTGATCAGGTCCGCCGTATAGCCTTGCGCGATGGCCAGCGCGGATTCGGAAACTCCCGCAAAGCTCGGCGCCGGCAGTCCGGCCGCATCCAGCGCCTGGTCGATGCCCACTTCGCCCTGGCCGAAGGACTGCTTCTGCGAATCCTGCACGCTCTGCGTGAATTCCGTACGGAACTTCTCCATCGCCGCGTCTATGCTCCGCGAAAGCGTGCGCAGTTGCGCCGCCTGGAAGCTCAGCGGATCGACGTTCGAGATGTCGCCGACAATTCTCTTCCTCGCTTCTTCCAGCAGGTCCATCACGCGCGCGCGCACCTGCGGCCCGAATTCCTTGGCTTGCTTGATCAGCTCCTCGACTTTCGCCGCGAATCGGCTCTGCGCGCTCATTGCTTCACGCTCGTCACCGGCGGCATCTTGGCCAGCGCGTCCGGCTGCACTTTCTTCAGCGCGTCCGCCAGGTTCGCCTGCGGATCGAGATTGTTTTGCTGCTTCGCGTCGCGATTCGTCTTTTCCTGCTGCGCTTCATCGAATTCGTCCGCGTCCGTCTCCACTCCGATTTGCGTCAGCAGCGTTTGCACGGCGCGCGATGCCGTCAGCCCTTGGATCCATCCGCGGTCCTCGGCTATGGCCACGGAGGCCGTCAGCGCCTGCAGCGCCGTCGCCGCCGCGCCCAGGTCCTTCACGCTCAAATCCGGAACTTGCAGCTTGTAAGTGAGATCGGCGTCCTGCGAGAGCACACCGTGCTCGACGGCTTGTTCGATGACGAAGTTCACGATCACCGTCACCATGCGCTTGGCCACGTTCTGCCGGCTCGTCAGCATTTTCCCTGTCGGCCCGGCCATCTCTTCCGCCGTCGCCCTGTTCGCGTCCACGGGATCGGCGAAGAACCACGCCGGCAGCCCGGCGCCGCCCATGCCATAGAGTTTCACGACTCGCGCGGCTTCGCTCATGTCCGCGCCCTTCAAGTCGGGCGTGCGCGCCTCGATCGTCACCTGGTCGTTCGTCACTTCCACTCCGCCTTGTCGCGGCGGCGATTTCGTCACGCGATCCCGCATCTTCTCGACGGTCGGCTGATCCGCGCCCTTCAGCACGTAATGCCAGACGAAGGAATTCAGCAGCCGCACGCGGTCCGCGAAATCGAAAACCATGTTGTCAAAAACGTCGATCCAATCGGCCAGCGAGAAAAGCTCGGAGATCCCGCGCGACGCGGCTTTCACCTTGTTGATGGCGAAATAGAAGCAGTCGCCTGTCAGCTTGCCGAAGGTCGGCGAATGCGGATCGTCGTCGCGGCGGATGATCTGCAGCGTTCGGCCGTCCGTCTCGCCGATTCGCGCGCGCAGCTTCACGGCGCTTGCCACGCTGATCTCCTGGCCGTTGCCCGTATCGATCAGGGAGAATTGCACGCTCTCGATCGTTTGCGGATCCACGTAGCCGAGCGTCACGAAGCCATCCACCGGATTCACGGCCACCGGCAGGCACAGCTCGCCGAAGACGAGCAGCTCCGCCATGTAGGTATCCAGGTTCTCTTCGAGATTGTTTTTCGGCGCGTTCCAGAAAGCGTCCGTCACTTCCTGCAGCGCGGGATCCTCGGCGCGGACCTTGAAGCCTTCGCCCACGACATAGTCCACCATGACGCGCACGATGCGCTTCCCGAAAGGCGTCGTCATGAACAGGAAGAAGCACACCTGCTGCATGCGCTCGTGCATCGTCGGATTCAGGTCGCGGATCGTCGCCGGCGAAGTGATCCTCCGGAATCTCGCGTCTTCGCTGTCTCCGGCCACGAGGCTGCTGAAAAGCTGCGGCCCGATCGCTTCCCTAGCGCTTTGTTCCTGCGTCGCCTTCTTTTCCTCGAGGTTCGCGATCCGCGCCGCGTCGGAAAGCTTCAGGAGCGTCAGTTCCATAGCGAGCTCCTCCCGCGTTCTGTCCGCGAAATGTGCCGGTCCCCGCCGCGCTCGATCTCCGCCTGGTGCGCCAGCAGCTGAGACATCACTCCGCGCGGCTCGCGCGCTTCGCGCTCATCCGGCGCATCCGCGTGCGCGAAGGCAGCCTCGGCAGCGCCCGCTCCCGCCAGGTCCGCCATCGCTTTCGCCCAGAAGGAATCCGCATGCGCCCAGGCCTGCTTTTTCTTTCCGCCGGCCACGGACGTTTCGATTTCAATCCTCGGCGCATCGAAGCGCACTGCTCCGCCCGAATATTCTTTTTTGATGGATTGCAGTTCCTGGCGGATTTGCAGATCGTGCGGAATGCGATTGCGCGCCTGCTCGAAGCGCTGTTTCATGCGCACGGCCATATCCGTCTTGATCTTCACGTTGCCCGTGCTCGTGCCGTAAGCCGCAGGCACGTTGTCGCCTTTCGGCACGGATCCGCTGAAGTTCACGCCCATCACTTTCCCAGGGCATCTCGCTGCCAGCCATTCGAAGAGCCCGAGCCCGATCCCCGTCGCATCCATCGCCACGCGCGTCGCCATCCTCACCCAGGGCAGCAGCATGTGCGCCTGGTCGTTCATCAGTTGCTCGCCGTCCGATGTGAAAAAAGGAATGTTGTGCAGGCGCTTCACCATCCGCGTCCAGGCCACGTCTCCCACCATCTCATCGAGCCATGCCGCCGTGCGGTCTCCGGATCGGCCCACGTCGATTCCCAGGTAGAGCGGCCCAAGCGGAACGTATCCCGCGGGCCATTCGAGCGTCGCAGTGTGGTCTTCCGCTCTCGCGATCAGTTCGAGGTCGAGCCACGATCCCGTCGCCTTGATGAAAGCGCAGAGAAATTCCTGCGCCAGGGTGTCCGCATCGCCCTTGTAGAGCTGTTTCATTTCCTCGAAATTGATCGGGCAGCCCTCGGCGATCGCCATGTGGATGTCGATCCAGTGCCAGCTCCAGGGGCCGGCTTGCACGGGATTCGTCGCCGGCGCCACGCCATCCGTCATCCCGAACTCTTTCGCCAGGTCGTAGAATTTTCCCTGTTCGCCGTTCGGCGTGGAAAGCATTCGCACCTTGTGCCCAAGCGCCACTTGCCGCGAAGCCGCGGCCCAGATCGCGTAGGAGCCTTCGTGGTGCGCGAATTCGTCCAGGATCACGTTGCCGGGGAAGCCGCGCATCGTGCGCGGATTCGCGGGCATCGCCAGGATGCGCGAGCCGTTCGGAAACTTGATCTTCGTCACCTGGATGTCCGTCGCGCCCAGCTCGTCGGCGAAGGACTCCTCGTAGATTTCCGCGCCCGCGTTGATCGCCTTGATGATTTTCCCCGCGCCTTCTTCGACGAATTCCACCGATCCCGATTTCGAATGGCTTCCGACGGTCCAGGTCGTTCCGGCATGTTCCAGGCAGTCCAGCACGGCTTCGCCGGCCGTCGCAAAGGAAAATCCAATGCGCGCGGATTTCACGGCGCCTTTGAAGCGCGTGCGGTCGTCGATCCATCGCTGCTGATAAGGCCGCAGCTGGAGGATCGCCGGCAGCTTCACGCCTGTCTCACTGGACAGGGGGAAGCCCGAGAGCTCGCTCTCGGATCCGGTTGATGTCCTCGATCGTGAGCGGCTTTCCTTTTCCGATTTTTGCTGCTGCTTCATTCGTCGCTTTCTCGCCTCTGGCTCTCAGCTCGTCGAATTTCTTTTTTGCCAGCTGGACTTTTTCCTTTTCGATTTCCACCTGCTGCTGCTTTGCCTGCGCGGTGATCAGCTTGCTCAGCACGAAGACGAGGTTCCCGAGCCCCTTCTCTCGCTCGGCCGCGGTTCCCGCTTCCATGATTCCGAAGACTTCCGCGCTCAGCGCGTTCACCGCTGCTTCCGGCAGATCCTTGAATCCTTTCGAGGCGAAGACCTGCGCCAGCGCTCTCGATCGTTCCGCCTGCTCCAGCACTTCGCGCTGCACTTGCTCCACGCGGATGTCGTACCAGCGATGGACCACCGAAACGGCAAGCGATTCGGCTGCTTCTTTCGAGGCTCGCTCCGCTGTTTCCGTCCAGGTCGCGCCTTCCGCGCGCGCTTTCAGGATCTCGTCGCGCACTTTCTGCGAAAGCCCGTCGATGCGCAGCGGTTGCCGCGTTTCCCGCTTGTCTCCCGTGCGCGGCCGCTCGTATCCCGGTTTGTGCTGTCCTTTCATTCATTCCACTTCCACCGCCGGATTGCTGCTGGTCTTTTCAATGATGTCTCGCCCTCCGGGCGTGATCTGGATTTTGCGGATGGCGTGGCTGCCGCTCATCCTGTCGCGTTGGCCGTCGTAACTGATCAGCCCGCGTTCTCTCAGGTCTTGCAGGATTTCGCGCACCAGGTTGACGTACACGTCGAACTGCAGCCGTTCGAGCACGCCTGTCAGCGTCACGTCGTCCAGGCGATGCTTCTGAGCCTCGTGGTTTTCGTAGATCAGCTTCAGCACCACGCCGCGAAGCCGCCGTTTAAGCTGGGGTCCGGTCATCACTGAAGGCTGCTCTCCCTTCGTGCGGCAATCTCCGCAGGATCTCGTCGCATTGCCGCGCCAGATGGTTCAGCGTCAGTTCCTGTTCGCGGGCTCGCTGCTCCAGCGCTTCGTCTCGCGTGCTGATCTTCATCACCAGGTTGCCCACGTTCTGCGCCAGGTGTTCCTGCGCCACGACGGAGCGGATGTGCGAAGCCTGAAACGCATCCGCTTTTTTGCTGGCGATCACCATGCCCACGATCAGCGCGGAAAATCCCAGAAAGCCTCCGCTCAGCAGCTGCGGCAGAAATTCCGGCCGCGCGATCATCGCCCGGATGCCCGCGATTCCCAGCACCACTCCGGCGCCGCCGCCGAATGCGCCCAGCGTCCATTGCAGGCTCTTCATCCGGAAGGATGTCTTCAGCTCGCTCATCCGGCGCCCGTGCCTCCTCCGGTATTCTTGTGCGCGCCTTGCACCTTTTCGAAGGTGCGCAGCGCGCCCAGCCCGAGCAGCGGCACGAGCAGCGTGCTCAGAAGCGGCCCGGTGTCTAGCACCGGCAAATGCGCGATGAGATCGGGGTGACGAATCGCGAGAATGAATTTCAGGAATGGTTCGAGGACGTAGGCGTAAGCCAGCGAGACGACGCATACCCACATCACGCCGGGCCGAGCGCCGGCCACCCAGAAGCTCGTGCTCGCCGCTTCCTGCTTGTTGATTTCCAGCTGCCCCTGCGCCACGGCCAAGCTGGCCGCGAGCTGGGCTTTGTCCATGTCCAGGTTCTCGGCCGTCAGCTGCGCTTCGAGCTGCGCTTTCAGCTCCGGGCTCAGCTTGAACATGCCGATGATTTTGGAAGCGCCGTCGATCGCCGCCGCCGCGGGCGAAGCCGCCGCGCCGGCCGCGGAGCCGAAAAGCGATCCGAAAAATTTCCCGACGTCCATCTCTTCCTATTTTCCTTCCTCAAACGAGCGCGAAAAACCGGAAGCCCGGCCCTACTTGTAAATCTTGTTGAACATCCCGCCGACGAGCAGCATGGCCCCGCCGATAATCGCGCCAGTGGTCGGCCAGACTCCGTGCACGCCCTTCCAGATCGTCACTGCCAAAACAAAGAACGCGGCAACGCGAACGATCGCGGTCAATCCCGAGAAGAGCTTCTCAAGGCGCGCTCCGACGACCGCAGCCGCCAGCAAGAGCACGGCTCCGAAGATCAGGCCGGCCGTCGGAAATCCTCCATGCACGCCCTTCCACACGGTGATCGCCAGCACGGCGATGCCGAGAAGTCTCAGCACGAAAGGCAAATAGACGTTCTGTTCGATCTTGTCCACTTCGCTCACGATTCCCACCGCGTCCTCCTCAGAGGCATCCCTGCCTCTTCATCTGAAAAAAGAAAAGCGCGTCGCCCGCAAAATGCACCGCGAAGGCCGCCGCGAAAATCCAGTGCGGCGCATGCGCGAAGCAGAGCGCCACGAGCGCTCCGGCGAATCCGCCGATCTGCATCGGCAATCCGGCTTTGGACAAATCCTTCATCGCTTCACGCACTTTCTGAAAATCGTCGTGCTCTCCGGGCAGCGCACTTCGATGCGGTCCTCGAAATTCTGCAGATAGCATCCCCGCGGCACGAAGGCGTAAGCGTGAATGCAGCCCGGCACCTGTGCCGAATGGCCCAGTCCCGCTTTCCGCGCGGCGCATCCTGCTATCGAAAATGCCAGGGCGAGGATCATGGCTCGTCTCAATTCGCCTTTGCGGCCCCTTTCGGTGCGCTCGCCAGGTGCGCGTCCAGGTAGACCTGATACCAGTCGGTCGCGATCTCGCGTTGCGCTTCCTGCAGCTCGATCTTTCCCGCGCATACTTCGCGGTGCAGATAATTTTCCACGGCGTCTTTCTCGTGCGCTCCCGGATGCGCGTAGTAGGGTTGCGGCCAGAGGTTTTTTTCCTCGTCGGCTCCGCCAAGCTCTAGCGAAATCAGATGGTCGATCTCATAGAGCGGCGGCTTCGGCTTCGGCCCCATTCCTTCTTCGCTCCCGAGCGTTTCGCTCTTGTCCACGCCGTAGAGCGCATAGACGTGCTTCTTCATCGATTCCGTTGTGTGGCGGAATTGTTTCGTCGATCCCCCTTCGCACACTTCTTTCTTGCTGATCGTTCGCACCGCTCCGGGCGTCAGCTCCAGGCTGTTCAGCAGCACGGTCGTTCCAGCGTGCAGCCGGTAGTGATGCTTCAGAAAAGGGTTGCCGTATTCGACGGTGATCTGCGCCGCGGCCGTCAGCGCGAAAAATCCCAGGAGGACCGCCATGAAAGAAACCGCCCGAGTTCCTCCACCTCTCGATTCACCGCTATCCGCAGCGCCAGAAACGTTTTTTGTCGCGGTCCGCAGTCTCTGCCTTCCCCACATTGCTGCGATCCTCCTAAGCCTTCTTCACTGCGGAACGCTTCACGTCATAGTCCCGCAAATGAAATTCGGTGATCAGGCTCGCCAGCTCCTTCGGATAGCTCGGATCGGTCGAGTAGCCGCATTCGTAAAGCCTTGCGGCAAAGATGAAAGGGTCGTCGGCATCGGCGATGGCCGGCCGGTAGCGTCCGCTCTGCGAAAGCAGCGAAGCGTGCGCCGTGAAGCATTGCGCCTCCGTGCGGAACTTGCGGAAGCGCGCCATTTCTTTCGCGGGCAGTCCGTTGCGGAATTCTTTCGTCTGGAACTCCGCGTAGTCGTCCGCGCGCCGTGCTTTGATGCCGAAGAAGTTGTTCGCTTCCTTCGCGAGTTTCGATTCGCCCCATGCGGATTCGAGGATGGCTTGCGCGATCGTCACGCTCGCCGGCACGCCCGTTTGCGCCGCGCCCATCTGCGCTGCCGGCGCGATTCGCGCGATGAAGTCCAGCTGATCTTTGCGCTTCATCGGGAAAAGGGCCGCAGCGGACTTGCGGCCGCTGCGGCAGAGGCGACCATCGAGTTGGTCCAGGTCCTTCGCACAAGCGGACAATCGCATGTTGGCCGAAGAAGTTACTGTTAGATTTATTATTTTTGTTACTTATTTTCGGGGAAGAGCATCTTGTCGCGGCGCTCCGCGAGGAACTCCATCAGCGAGGAAAAATCGATTCTCCACCAGCCGCGGTCCGTCACGCGCCAGGCCCGCAGCTTTCCTTCTTCGCACAGGCTCTCGATCGTTCCGCGCGAGACTTTCATCAGCCGCGCCGCCGTTCCGCTCGTCACCTGCGTGGACGAAATGCTTCGCGGCGCCTCGGCCGCCGGCGTCGGCCGTTCTTCTCGCGCGAATTCGAAAAGGTTCTGCGTCAAGCCGTGGTCCCTTCCGCGTCGCGAGTTTTTTTCTGCCGCGCCAGAAATCTTTTCAGCACCCAGATCACGCGGTTCGCGTCCGCCAGCGTGCGAACCGTTCCGCCGCGCACCGGCGATTTGCTGGAGCGTAGAAACGCGTCGAGCCGTTCGCGGCTCCAGCCGAGCGCCGTGCAGAGATTCGCCAGCAGCTGCAACGTGCCCGCGTCCGCCATGCGCACTTCTGCGGACTTGTCCGCGCCGCGCCGCCCGGCCGTTCCGTAGGCGTGCGCCGCCCATCGCGAAGGCCGCGTCCGGCGCAGCAGCTCCGCCGGCAGATGCTTCTGCACGGCCTCGATCGCCGTCTTGGCCTCCGTAGCCGTCAGCTCGCCGCAAGAGAGGATCTGCCGCCCGACGGCTCCGCCCACCCAGGCCAGGCGGACCTGGCGGTCCTTGGCGTCCAGGTTGGCCTGCCGGCAGAAGAGCCCCCAGAGCGTCTGGAGCCTCTTCATCTGCTTCCCGGAAATGGCCGTATCGCTCACGCCTTCTCCATAGTCCTAGTACTAGCCGTCAGCCGCAGGAAAAAGAGCGGCCGCAAGGCCGCCAGGCGCCCGAGCACATTTCGCAAGGAGCGGCTTTCTCCCGGCGGGGTGCGGGAGAACCTAGTAGAATGCGTCCGGGACGCATCGGCTCGCCTGCGTTTGCGTTTTCTGGCCATCAGGCGCGCCTCCTCGGCGTGATGAAATCGGGCCCGGCAGCCATCCGAGCAGAACTGCTGCCACGGCCTCCTCTTATAGAAGGTTTTTCCGCAGCCCTTCCGGGCGCAGACTACCCTCGGGCTCACTTCCCTTTGCCCTCGCCTTTTGCCGCCGGGGCGGCTGGCGGGATGAAGCTCCGCAGGCTCGCCTCGTATTGCCAGTCGAGCGGCACCTTGTGGTCCGTCATCCAGGCTTTCAGCTTCGCCAGTTTCAGGTCGGCCCGCTCGTGCAGCTCCGCGGCGCTCACCGGGATCTCGACGGTCCCTTTGGCGTTCTCGATCCTCGCGATCTCCCGCTGGATCATCTGGTAGTCCGCCAGCGTTTCAAGGAAAGGCGCGTCCACGGCCACCGGCTCCGCGGCCGCTTTTTCCTGCGCCACCGGTTTCGCTTTCTCCTGCGTGTGCGCATACACGATGTGATTCCCCCAGGCCGCAGCCAGACTAAGCGCCAGCAGCGTTTCGAACTTCCAAACTCGATTTCCCGTCATCCTCGTTCCCCCTCGTGCGAATTGGACTCCAAAGTTTTTTCTCCGAGCGAAGCCATCGCCAGCTCGCCGCGTCCGCGCACTCCGAATTTCAGCAGCAGAGAGCTGACGTGGAATTTCACGGTGCGTTCGGCGATGTTCAGCCTCGCGCCGATTTCCTTGTTGCTCAGCATTTCCTCCACGCCGCGCAGCACTTGCATCTCCCTCCGCGTCAGCCGGTCTCCGCATCCCACGGCGCGCCTCGTCAGCAAAATCTCGTTCCGCGCGCGGCCCGCGATCGCCCTGGCCGCGCATATGTCCGCGTCGGCGGTCATTGTGTATTCATCAGGAGCGCGGTGCGCGGCCAGGCTGTGCATCGCCAGAAGTCCCGCCGCCCGTTCGATCGGCGGCGTTCCGTCTTCCTCGGCTTCCACGGAAAAAACCACTCTCCCTCCGTTTGAAAAATAAAATCTTTTCTTTGCGAGCGCTGGCATCGCGGCTTATCGCAGCGCGGTCAGGATCAGCGTCCAGTCCATCGTCACGGGGAAAGAAGCCTGGATCGAGCCCGCCGCGGCCGCGGCTTGCGAGCTCACGAGATTGCCGTCGAGATTCGATTGCAGCGTCCACGGAGCCGCGTTGCTCACCGTTCCGCTCGCCGCGTATGCGATCACCAGCGCCGGAGCGCTCGTCGTGATGTTGCCGGTCGCGGGCGAGGCCGGCCCGCTCCAGCCATTGGCGATATCGACAGCTGTGACTCCCGTGATCGCCAGCGCGTAAGTCTCCAGCGCGCCCGTGCAGGTGATCGTCGTTGTTCCTCCGGCCGCGTTGAAAGCCACGTAGGAGGAAGCCGTCTGCGAAGTCGCTTTCGCCGTGGCCACGAGCGCGTAGGAATTCTGCGAAGTGTCGGAAGGCTTCGGCGTCGCTGTGCCCGTCGCGTAATCGCAGCCCACCCAGATCGCTTGCCCTGGAAGTGTTGCGATCGAGACCAGCGTCCCGCGCGCGGCCGCTTTCGCGGTAATCGCTGCCGGCTGCGGTGCAGGCGCTGGCGCAGGTGCGGGAGCCGGAGCTGCGGCGGCTTTCAGCGCGTCGATCTCCGTTTGCAGATTTGCCGCGGAGCTCTGCAGGTCGGCGATCTGTTTCTGCAGCGCCAGAATGCTCGCCTCATCCTGCGGAAGCTTCGCTGTCGCCGTCTGCAGATCGCTGATCGCTTTGTTTGTGCCCAGCACGAACGCGTTCTGGCCCGCGACGGAGATCTCGATTGCTCCCGTCACGAGGTGCGCCATCACGGGATCGACGCCGTGATTCACGAGCGCCGTCTCCAGGTCATCCGCGGTTTGCGCCGTCTGCGCCTGCACGCACGCCGGAGAAGCGAGAATCAGAAGCACGAGCCCGTGCAGCAATCTCTTTTTCATTTCATTCCTCCGTACGCCCCTTCGAGCTTTTCCAGCTTCTTCCGTTTATTGATGGCTGGAGCCGGCCCTCCGCCGGCTCCGGGAAGTCTCACTCCCACGGCAAGGCCCGCCCACGCGCCCACTCCGTTTGATCCGCTGGCGTTGTCGTGCGTCCAGCCGAAAGCTGTCAAGGTGTGCGTCGTGCCGTTCGTCCATGTCCCCCAGCAGTTGTTCTCATCATAAAAAGTTGGATCGCCCTCTGTGATCCAGGTGGCCGATGTCAGGATGGTATTCGTCGCCGGAGTCGAAAGCGCGGTGCAGCTCTGATTCGCTATGCCGACGACGACCACGACGAGCTCGTTGTCGCTTCCTGGCGTCCCGGAAACGCTGGTGAAAGTTCCGCCCGCTCCGCCGCTCGTCGAATCCGTTCCCGTGGCCACCGCCGCTTTGACTCCGGATCCCCCAAAGTTCGGATCCAACGGGCTGCTCGTGTCCGCGCCCGCGATGTCGTACTCCATGAACGTATCGCCGTTGCCTCCTGAGGGGCGTGGGTGCATCGTATAGGTCAGGTTATAAATCCCCGGAGTGACGTTGTGCGCTTCCCAGATCTGGCAGACGGAGTCATTCAGCGCCGTGTTGCTGTCGATCTGCGTCAGGCCGGTCGGCCCGCCGCTGATCGAAGTGATATAAGAACACGACGAAAGGGTGTTCGGCGTGGAACATCCAGCGATGAACCCGATAATGAATTCGTTCCCGGTAATGTTCATCTGAGTCGTGAAGCTCGCAGCGGTCTCGTTGAAGGTGTTGTCGTGCTGCGCGTAGACGACGTGCGGCGATGCATACGTCGGAACGGAACCTGCGCCAGACGACTTGAACGCGAGCATCGCCCCGTTAGTCGAGGTCGCGCCCGTCATCGTGAACGTTGGCGTGAACGAAGTCGTTGTCGTGTAGACGCCGTACTGTCCGCAAGTAGGCTGACTCGTAGTCTGGATTGTTTGCGCCTCAACCATCGTCCACGTAATGTTCGCTTGCGTCGCTGGCGTGCAAGCGGTGATATGCGCTCCGCCAAAGTCCTCCGTCGCCCAGACGAGAATGAGGTCGCCAGTCCCGAGCGTTCCGGTGGCCCCAGGAGCCACGGTTGCGCTGGTCGCGTTCGCGCAAACTCCGTGGTCAAGGGCGGCAGCCGTGGCTACATTCGCGAACTCGTACATACTGAATTGGTCGAAAGAAGAACTGCCGCCTGACCAATGGAGTTTTACCTGCCTCACTCCGCCGACGTTGTTCATCACGTAGTAGGCCACGATGAACAGTCCGTTCGGCGTATCGAGGTTCGTGCAGGCTTGCGTATAGGTGTTTCCGCCGACGTCGTCGGTGAAGGTGGCTCCCGTGAGTCCGGTCGAGCCTGCCTGCCCGAAAATGACGATCAGGTTTCCTGCGGCCGTCGGCTCGTTGAACTGGCAGAGGTAGTCTGTGCCGCCCGTGCTCCCCGTCGTTGGACAGGAGGCAGCCTGGACGAACGCCGGATTGACAATAGCCGTCGCATCCAGCTCGACGATGATGGCTCCGAATACTGATCCCGACGTGCTCCCCCAGGTCACTGTCGTTCCCGTGAATCCAGTTGCAACCGTCGCCGCTTCCTGGCCTGTCGTCGGCGTGCTATATCCGATGTCGTCCTGCTCCGTGAAGGTGCTTGGCGGCGTCAGCGTTGCCGGGCTTGTGCTGTTCCCTACGGTCCCAATGACGGGGTTTCCGGTAAGAACCGCGGCGGCGAAAGCCGGTGCTGGCGTTGCGCTCGCCGCGCCGTTGCTTGTAATCGCGCTCTGGCGAATCGCGCCAGCTCCCGTCCGCGACATTCCGGAAAGCCGCTCGACCACGATGTTCGCGCCCGTTCCGCTCGTGCTGCTGGTGAAGGTGACTGTCTCTGTCGTCGAAGCGGTCGCGAAGGAATTCGCGACGAAGCACCAAACCGAATTCGCCGAAGAGCTATAAGCCGCTGCGGCGATCTGCGACCAGCCGAGGCTCTCAACGTCCGTGACGGTCATCGTCGCGCCGGTTGTCACGCCGCTCACGCTCGCGCAAGCCACGAGCAGATCGCTCGCAGCAACGGTGAATGTCGCCGTGGTATGCGCCGTCGAGTTCGATGTGCTCGCCGTCCCGACGCCGTGCGTCCATGTCACTCCCTGAGCGCAGCATGCGAGCAGGGCCAGCACTACGCCGAGAATCGCGCTTCGTTTGATCACGGCGTCGTCGTCTCCGCGTAGTCGAAGGTCACGTCGAAGCTTCCGCCTGTCACTGTCGCGGCGTTCAGGTTCACGGCCAGCTGCTCCGCGACCCCTCGCAGCAGAATCGGTTTCGCCGGCTTGAAAATGTAGATGTCGTTCGGTGCCGCCGTTCCCGTCGCCATGCAGCCCACGATGGCCGTGTCCACGTTTCCAACGGGCGTCCCCGCCGTCGGATTCGCCGTGTAGGTTTTCGGCACGCTCGATCCCGCGGAGAAGCCGGAATCATCCGGGACGACGGTCATGTTCGCGGAAGTTCCCGCGGTGTCCGCCGTCGACCGCTTGATCAGCTGCAGCGTGATCAGCCCCGCGGTCGTCTGCGAGCAGCTCACCGTCACGCGGTAAACGAGCACTGTATTCGTCGCGTTGCCGGGGAGAACTGCGACGTCCGTCGCCGAAGCTGCGCTGGCCACATTCGCCGAAGCGTGATAGCTCGCCGTCGTCGTGTCCGGATAGATCTTCACGATCTGCCGGCCTGTCGCATCTCCAAGTGCACGCCGTGCGTTCGTGCCGTCGCTCAATCCTTCCATCAGCACGTTTGCGGGCACTGCCGAGCCCGGCGCCTGGTCGAAGATCGCGCCCGCATTCCCAACCACGCCGACTTTCTGCACGCCGGTCGCGGCCGTGGAAACCGCGCTGCCGCCCACTTGCGCCTCATTCACGCTCGCGTTCGCCTGGATGTTGAAGGTTCCGGTTCCGGCATTCGCCGTCACCGTTCCGCTCACGGGCTGCGTCGCCCCGCTGCCGTCCACGCGAAGCAACCCGCCGGTGCCGCAGGAAAGCGGATCCGTCTGCGCTGTCGTGTAAGTCGGCGCGGAAGTCGTCACTGCGCATTGCGCCAGGATTCCTTTTTGCCCGGAGGTCGTCGAAGCTTGCGCCACTTCAAGTCCCGTCACGCTGGCATCCAGCGCCAGCGATCCGCTGGTCCCGATGTTGGCCGTCACCGTCCCGCTCACGGGCTGCGTGGTCGTTCCCGTCGGATCGGTGCGCACCGGATTCGTAGCTGTCGCCAGCTCCGTCCCTGCCTGATTCCGGATGTTGATGTGCAGCGCGCGATTGTTCGTGATGCGCGCGCTCGCCGCGTGTCCCGTGGTGATCGCGGTCGGTGGCGTGTCGTCGAAGAGCCCGCCCACTGGATTGATCGCCGTCGTTCCCGTCGTGAATGCGCCGTTATCCGCGAAGCCCGCGCTCGAAGAGCATCCCGAATCGCAGACGACGTGCAGGTTCGTTCCCGTCGATTGCGTCACGGTGAAATTCCCCGTGCCCGCATTCGCTGTCACCGTCCCGCTCACCGGCTGCGTCGCTCCGCTTCCATCCACTCGCAGCGCTCCTGCGGTCGTCAGGGAAAGCGGCGAGCTCTGTGCCGTCGTATAGGTCGGCGCGCTCGTCGTCACCGCGCCAAGGTCGAGAATTCCTTTCTGTCCCGATGTCGTCGAAGCCTGTGCCACTTCGAGTCCCGTAACGCTCGCATCCAGCGCCGCGCCATTCAGCGTCCCGAGATTCGCCGTCACCGTTCCGCTGACGGGCTGCGTCGTCGTTCCCGTCGGATCCGTGCGCACCGGATCGGTGTTCGTTCCGAAGTCCACCGTCCCGCCGCTCGCGGGTTTCTTCAGCAGAGCGCCCATCACGTATTGCGTGCCCGCGCCCGTGTCTCCGTCGAAGACGCGCGCCAGCTGCATGTTCGTGCCGTCGCTGAATCCCGCGGCCGTTCCCGTCGCCGGGATCGCCGCGCCAAAGCTTGAAGAAGTTCCGCCGGAGCCTCCGCCCGCCGCCACGTTCACTTTCAGGAATCCGCTCGCGTCCACGAGCAGCGCTTTCATGTTCGTTCCGTCGCTCGCGCCCACAGCCGTCCCAGTCGCAGGAAACGCGGCGCCGAAGGAAGACGAGGTTCCACCCGTGCCTCCGCCGATAGCCACATTCACTTTCAGGTTTCCGCTCGAGTCAAGCTGCAGGGGAAGCGTCTGTCCCGTCGAAGGCGTCGGCGCGGCGGAATTGAAAATCCCTCCGACGACTCCCGTCTTCGAAGGCGCCGTGCCAGGCGTTGTTCCGCTCATGTCGGAGCTGTCCGTCGTCAGCCACGCGGTTGTGTTCGGTGTATTGCCGGGCTGCACTGTCCACGTTCCGCTCTGCGTCGCGTTCACTGTCGGCGTTCCGGAAATCGTCACGGCGAATCCGCTCACGCCCGGCGCCACGAGCTGCTCGCCTCGCGCCGTCATCTGCGCGTCCACGCGCTGCCCGGTCGTCACTGTCGGCTGCGTCGTGTTGAAGACGCCGCCAATCTTCAGCGGATTTCCGGAGTCGCTCGCCGCGCTCGCCGCGTTGCCTTGCGCTTTCAGGCTTCCGCCTGTCAGCGTCGCATCCAGCGCCACGCCGTTCAGCGTTCCGAGATTCGCCGTCACCGTCCCGCTCACGGGCTGCGTGGTCGTTCCCGTCGGATCGGTGCGCACCGGATTCGTAGCTGTCGCCAGCTCCGTCCCCGCCTGGTTCCGGATGTTGATATGCAGCGCGCGATTGTTCGTGATGCGCGCGCTCGCCGCATGTCCCGTGGTGATCGCTGTCGGCGGCGTGTCGTCGAAGAGGCCGCCCACCGGATTGATCGCCGTCGTTCCTGCCGTGAATGCGCCGTTATCCGCGAAGCCCGCGCTCGAAGAGCATCCCGAATCGCAAACGACGTGCAGGTTAGTTCCTGTCGATTGCGTCACGGTGAAGTTTCCCGTGCCCGCATTCGCTGTCACTGTCGGCGTCCCGGAAATCGAGACTGTCGGCGTTCCCGAAATCGTCACGGCGAATCCGCTAACTCCTGGCGCCACGAGCTGCTCGCCTCGCGCGCTCATTTGCGCGTCTACGCGCTGCCCAGTCGTCACCGTAGGCTGCGTCGTGTTGAACGTGCCGCCTATCTTTACTGGGTTCCCTGAGTCCGCCGAAGCGCTCGCCGCGTTGCCCACCACTTGCGCGTTCAGGTTCGAAGCTGTCGCCTGCGAGACGATCGGATCGCCCGGGATATATTTGTTCGTCGGCTGGTCGAAGATCAGGATCTGTCCGTTTGTCGGCGCTGTAGTGCTCACGCTGATCCCGCGAATCGCGATGACCGTCTGCGAAGTGGAAGTTCCGGAGAGATCGCCTCCCGCGGTAAAGCTGCCGGAGGCTGCGCTCAAGTCGCACGTCGATCGCAGGTTCAACGCGTCGTCCGTGCAGGTCACGCCCGCTCCGGTGAAGTTCAGCGCCTGCCGCGCCGGCAGCGCCGCGCCTTCGTCCTCAACCGTCGCGTAGCCGGTGTATGTTGGCGCCGTCACTCCGGAGGCTGCAAGCGTTCCCCAGTCCACGCTCGCCTGCGAAGGCAGCGTCTTGTCCTCCGTCCAGGTTATGCTTTGCACACGGCCGTCCGGCGAAGCCGCCAGCGTGATGAAGGCGCGCGTCACGAGTCCTGTCGGCGTGCAGCCGGCGTTCGGAACGAGGTTCACTCCAGCCGCCGCCGTGTAGTTGTCCACGAGCGTTCCATCGCCCGCGATCCAGCCGCGCACGCGCTGCGGGATGTAGGTGATTCCGCCGCAGAGGATCCGCGTCGGCTTGTTCCCGCTGGAGTCGAAAGGCTGGAAATCGATCGAGCCGTAGACGGGCACCGCATTGATCGTCGCGACGGCCTTCAATCCGGCTGCCGAAGGCGTCTTTCCCTCAGGAGTTTTGAACGTTCCGGTGACGTGCGGAATAGTTTGCGCTGCTGCGGTCGCGGCGAAAATTGAAGTCAAACAAAAAAGAGCCAGAAACTTCTTCATCGGTCCTCCCGATGTGCGGTCGGAAGGACCAACTCGATGCGTTGCCTCTATCCTATCAGGTGCTCGCTCCATCTCCCCTCAAGATGTTGCGAAAAGTGTTTTCTGCTTCACGCCGTAGCAGCCTGCATCCAGAGCGGCCGCCCGTTCGCGCATTCGCGCTCATTCGGCGATGCCGGCGGAATCCCCAGCGCCTTGAAAATCTCCTCTTCGTTCTTTGCGCGGATCACGCGCGAGTTCACTGTCTTCTGCAGCACGGGGTCGTACTGCCCCGGAACTTCCAGGCCCGTTCCGTCAGCATGCAGCCTTCCGCCGCAGGCTCGTGCCCGCGCGCACATCCAGATGTTGTGCTCCGCCGAGCCCGTTCGAATCAGCATCAGCGTCGCCCAGCTTTCCGGCGTCGCTATGTATACGTCGATCGAAATCAGCTTCGCGCCCAGCCACACGTTTCCGCGGATCATCCGCTGGCCTTCGGAGTTCGTTTGCACAAATTGCCGTGAAAGCGCCGCGTAAAAATCCGTTTCCGCCAGCTCGCTCGTGCTTCCGAAGAGCGCGTCCTTCGATGTCATCTTCGGAATCACTACGAGGTCGATGTCTTTCACCCAGGGCTTTCCGCGCCGGATCGAGCCTGCCACTTCGATCCGCTCGCAGTGCGGCCCCAGCACCTGCGCGATTTCGAGCGCCTTTGCTCGTGCTTCGTCCAGCGGGAATCTTTGGCTCATTCGTCGAACTCCTCGTCCAGTTCATCGAGCTCGTTCAGGTCGTCGCCGGAGGCCGCCACTCGCGGGCATCCTGCGATCGGGCAAGCCCAGATCTTCCGTTGCGCGCGCCGTTCCTGCGTGTGCCTGGCTGCGCCTCCAGCGCTCTCGAAGGGCCGCGTCGATTCCTTCGCGATCATTTCCGTGCCGACGTGCAGCGGGCATCTTGGCCTCGCTGCGGAAGAAATGGAAGCCGCGCGCATCAGTCTTTCCTCGCGCCGTAGTGTTTGCTGGCGTTCTGGATGATCACGCCGCTGCTCCACGCGGCATTGAAGGTGGGGAAGATCCACCAGATCTTGTGATCGGCTCCGTCGCGCTCCTCGATCCGCTTCACTTCGAAGGAAGGCCAGATCAGGAATCCGGTCAGCGCCTGGCGAATCACCTCGCGCTGCGTGAAGGGTCCGTAGCCTCCATCCGTGCATGGGCCGATGCCGTGGTCGCGCCGGCAGCGGCTGATTGTCGCTGTCGCCGCGATCGAGGCGCCCACGCTGATCGCCGTAGCGAGCAGGAATTTCTTGTCGAGCACGCGCTGCCGGATGCCCTGCTTCGGCGGATCCGGATTCACGTCTTTCTGCAGGCTCGGCATCGGCGGCTGCTGCAGCAGCGTGCGCGCATTCGGCCGCGGGATGTAGCGGTCCGCCAGCTCCTGCGCTCGGCTCGTCAACGCCAGCGATGCAAGCAAAAAAAACGCAGCGAGAATTTTCACGCAACCTCCTTCAGATTTTTCTCCAGCCTGCAGATGTCGCAGTTGCCGTCCCATTCGAGATGGCCCGGGTGCGCGTTGAAATGCCGCGCGTGCGCCGTGTTCCTCGCCGCGCGCCAGAGCATGAACCAGCTTCCCGCCGCGTGCCTCACTCGGCCGCCTGCCACTTCGTAGAAACGCCCGTTGTGCTCGACGAAGTGCGTCGCAGGCCACGTCCTCGGCTCCAGGTCGACTCTGTCGATTTCTTCGAACGGCCGGCGCCGGCCAAGAAACTGAATCGTCGTGTGCAGGCAGACGTGCGGCTGCGTCCAGCTCGGCGCCTTCGTCGGGATCGGCTCGAAAACGTCCAGGCCAAACGGTCCGTCTGGACGGCGCCAGAAAGTTTCCGCCCATGAGCAGTCCGGCCGCACGATTCTTCCCGCGCGATTCGCCAGCAGCCGCTCGCATTCCCAGTGCGAGAGTCGCTCGCTCACCGCGCTGCCTCCGCGTCGAACAGAGACTGCGGCCTTTTAGCCCGGAGCCACTCAACCGACGCCGCAAATGCCTCCTCGTATCCTTCGCCGAACCGCCTCCAAAGCGCGGACTGCATGGCCTTGGGAAGCGAGCGGTAGCAGCCACGGCAATGGGACATCCTGGACTGCTTCGGCGCTCCGCAGGCGCAGCGCTCTCCTAAAAACTCGCCTAGAACGCTGCGTTTCTGCGCTGTCGCCTCCGCGATGCGCCGCTCCTCGGCAACCGCGTCTAGGTCTTCCGCGCTCGGCAATCCATTCGCGTTCATGCGGCCTCCTTCGGTTTACCCTGAGCCTCGAAGGGCTTTTCCGAATCCAGCTTCAGCATCGCCTGGCCGAACATTCGCGCCGCATCCTCTCGCGAGGTTAGGGCGCGGATCCGCCGCAGCAGCGCGTGGAACTCTCCCCGCAGCGGCGCCAGCGCTAGGTCCAGATCGTTCATGGAGACGATCAGGAAATATCCGTAAGGCTTCGTGCGCAGCCCGCCGATCGGGATCTTGTGCAGCAGGACGGCCGCTTCGACCGTTCCCGCGATGTCCCGCCGCGCTCTTTCATTCCATGCCATTCCCGCTTCGCGCGCTACGTCCTCGCTGCGGATCGCTTTCGCCGCGCCTTTGTGTCCCGCGATCACGCGCAGCACTTCTTTCTCGCGCTCCGCGAGTTCGTCCGACCTCAGCGCCTTCGCCACGCGATCGTCCAGCTCTCGCCAGCGCTGCGTCGCCGCCAGCGCCTCGAACGGATCGAATTGGAGCTGCTCGGTCATTTCACCTGCACGACCTTCAGTGAGCTTGTATCGACGGCGAACACTTCCCACTTCACGTTCGGGTAAACGGCCTCTTCGCGCGCAACGAAATTGCTCCAGCCCTCGTTCGTCCAGAACAACCGCGGCCCGAAGTTCATTCGGCGAATCGGAGTCCTGGCAATCCAGAACATCCCGATCGCGGGGCCCCCGACTTTGGAGTTCGTGTTCATCGCTTCCAATGGATGATCTGGCCCGTGAACGGCAGCCGGCCATCCCAGAAATTCATCATTTCTTGAAAACTTGAAAACCCGTCCGCGCGCGCCAGTTGCTCTTCCTCACTTTGGTCGAGAAGATGTCCGGCGAGGCTCACGCGATGAAGAGGAGTGTTCGTTATGGCGATTTCTTCGACTTTTGTGCACACGACGAGCGCGATCCGCTTCGCGCACTTTGTCCGCAAGCCCTGGTAAAGGAAAAGCGTGTCGCCCGGCTTGTCCGGATACTTCCGCGTCGCGCGGATCGTGTGCGTCTTGCGGCCGTCCTGGATGAACGGCACGAAGCGCCGATGGAAGTTGTAAAGGCCCACGAAAGTCTACCCTCCCAAACTTTCCGGCGGAAGCGGGCCAGCCCGCCCAGGCTGGCCCGTCCTAGCCCCCGCCGTTCCATTCCACGCCAACCCGACGTGGAATCTCGCGCGCTATGCCTCCAGCGCGGAAAGCTGATTCAGCAGCGCCGCCTTCTTCTCCAGCGTCAAAGCCGCCCAGACGGCGTTCAGCAATTCCGGCGTCGCATGCAGCGTCACGCTTCCGTTGCCGTTCGAAAATCCCGCCGCGCCATTCGCCGGCCTCCCTCGCTTCGCTTTCTTCGCTCGCGCGCCGCCGCCGTCGTCGATGATCTTCTTCGCCGTCATCCATCCCACGCCGTTCTTGAGCCGGATTTGTTCCACGTTCATTCCCGCGGCAGCGTCCTTCAGGACCGCCGCGCGTGTCTCTTCGCTCGTGTGCTTCATCGTCGTGTCCTCGCTTTTCTTTTTCAGAAATTCCGCTGCCAGAGCCGTCTTCACGCCGTTCGAAGGTTCTCCTCCGAAGCATTCGCCGCACATCAGCGTCCCCGCCACTTCGTGGCTTGCGATGCTCAATCGTCCGCGAGCCTTGCAGGGCTGGCACCACTCGAGCGCCATCAGCGGCCTCCCCGGCAGGCGCGGCAAACCAGCACGGTGCGCGCTTCGAATTTCCCGTCGTGCCGGATCACGTTTCTCTCCATCGGCCTCAGCGCTCCGCTTCCGCATCGCCCCGGCAATCCCGCGGCGCCGCAGAAGTGGCAGCGCTTCCGCGTCGCCAGGTAATGCCGCCGTCTCGATCTCCTCGCCGCGTCGGCGTTCTCTTTCCGCCATCGCCGTGTCGCGCGCCGCGAAGTCCTGCGATTCTCGGGCTTGCTGCGCCACGCCGCGTTTTTCTCCGCATGCGCCTTCAGGAATTCCTGCTCGCGTGCTCTCTGCCGCCACCAGGCCCGCCAGTAGCGTCTCCGGAAGATCGCGCTGCTCCAGCAGCGCCGGAATCTTTTCGGAAAGCGAATCGGCAAGTCGCGGTGCGCTCTCATGCCGTCCTCGCCTTCGGCGTCTGCCCTCGCGCCGAATCGCATTCCGCGCATTTCGTCCGTCCCTCGCGGTTGATGTACCAGGCGTGGTCCGTCCCGCAGCAGGTGCAGCGCACCGGCAGCCGCAGGAGGATGTGGATCGTCCCGTCCGGCAGCGCTTTCCATTCCTCGATCGCTCCGGCCATTTCGAGCGTCACGATGTCCGGCCGCTGCATGGTCTGCGTGGCGCTCATCGAATCTCTCCAGCGCGCAGGCGCGCTCGCCGCTTCTGTTCAGCCACTCCGGCGTTTGCCGCGTTCGTGATGTGTGGCACGCAGTAGCGGAAGCTCGTCACGACGGCGTTCAGCTTCGCCGCCGTCTCGAAGGCCGTCTGGATTCCCAGGCAGATCCAGCTCGTCGGGATGTCCAGCCGGCCAGCCCATCGGCGCACGATCTCTTCTTCTGTCGGCTCTCGCGCATCGCCGAGCCTCGGCCGCCAATAAAGCTCCGCGCGGCTCTGGCCGCTCTCTTTCACCTGCGCCAGGAAGAACGCGCGGATCTCCGTGAACCGCTCCTCCGCATCCTTCCCGTTCTTGTCGCGCGCGTCGCTCATCGTCAGTTTTTCCCGAGGTATAGAGTGAATTCCTGCGTCTGCGGGCTGTCCGTCCGCAGCAGCAGCAGCGAAACCATCCAAAGCGCGACGCCGCGATGGCAGGGGCAGGCCCGCTTCAACTCGCGCGGCTCGCAGACGAGGCCAATCCCGCGCGCCGGATCTATCACGGTCAGATAGCCATCGTGCGTCGTCTCGCTGATTCGCTCCGTCATGCCGCGCTCCGAATCTCTTTGATCGCAAAGCCCACTTGCACCTCGAATCCCGCTTTCGAATATTGGAATTGCTTCCGCTGCAGCAGCTCCTCGATCGGCGGCAGGAATCCCCCGCGCGCAGGCGTTTCGCAGTAAATTTCGCGGAAGCCCAGCGCCTTTGCCGAAAGAAGAAGATGAAGGTTCAAGCCGTAGACATTGCGCGCGCGAAGGAAGTCGCGGCCGCTTCTGTAGATGGAAAGAATCTCTCCGTTGACGTGCCCCAGGTGCCGTTTGCGATTTCCAGCCGTGGGGTCCTTCGGCAGGACGAGCGTCACCTCGCCGCCTTTCAGCTCCAGCCGGCATCCGCACTTGAAGCGCACGCTAACCGTGCATTCCGGCCTGCATTCGCGCGCCGGCGTCCGCATTTGCTGTGCGCGCTTCTTAGGCATGCGGCGCTTCCTTTCCCGCGGCTTCGCTCGGGAAGAAGTTCTCGACGATCAGCTGCGCCGTCACTTTCAGTCCGCAGTCGATTCCGCAGGCGTGCTTCACGCTGGGCAGCTCCGCCGCCTTGTCATTCCACGGACTGAGCACGAGGTATTTGCTCCCGTCGTCGTTTGTCTGCGCGCCCACCAGCAGCCAGTGATTCGTGTCGTTCGCGCGCAGCATCCCGCAGCCGGACGCGTCGCACTTCCACGGATTGGCCAGCTTGCTCATCACCTTCCTGCTCGCGCTGAAAGAACGGCCGACGCCGGCGAAGTCGGCGGGTGTCCGCTCGCTGGCCGCGGCCCGTGGGTTGCGCGGCTGTCCCGATACATCGCCGCGCCCAGCAGCGCCGCCAGCAGTAGGAAGATCCCGATCGTGAAGAGCGCCTTCCATCCCAGCTCCGCTCGCTTCCATTCGTATCGTGTGCGCGCCCAGAATTGCTGCCGCATCACTCGTCGCTGTCTCCGCTCGATGTCTTCCGCGAATTCCTGATACGCGCTCATCGTCGTCTCCTTCACGCCACGTTCTCCGCGAGAACGGACTTCACGTTCTTTTTCTGTTGCCGGATGTATTCGAGCAGCCGCCTGCTCGAAAAATAAGGCCGCGGCGGATTCGCGTAGGCGTCCGTCACCGTGCAGCGCTTCAGGCAAAGCTCCTGCTGCGCCTCGCTCAGCTTCGCTGGCTTGCCGTTTCCAAAGGCGCGCGCCGCGATTGTCAGCGCCTCGTCTTTCGTCATCCCTTCCAGCTGAATCCGGTAGCTGATCCGCGAGAGCCATTGTTCAAGGCTCGACCTCCGCGTGATGCTTTCGAAGTCGCGGTGCAGGTTGTGCGATCCGGCCAGCACGATGCCGCAGCCCTTTCGCCCGGCGCGTTTTGTGCGGTCGTGCAGCTCGCGGATCGTTTCCAGCGTCTCGACCGAAAGGTGCTGGGCCTCGTCGAAGATCAGCGCCGGCGGCGTCTTCCGCGAAACGAATTCCGTCCGCAGCGCCTGCATATAGGGCTGGTAGTAGTTCGATCGCAGCCAGACTTGCGAAGCGCGCGCGATCTCGCGCAGCACGGCCGTAGGCGTCATGCGCGGCCCGCAGTAGATGTAGATCGCTTCCTGTCCTGCCTCTCGGAATTGCGCGCAGAGATTCTCCAGCACGAAGGACTTCTCGCTCGATGGCGGGCCATAGAGGATCGAGATCGCGCCTTCGTCGATCGCTTCTTCCAGGCATTCGCGGATCTTGCGGTAGCCGCGCGTTTCGAGCAGTTCCGCGGCTTCGTGCGCTTCCTCTTTCGGCCATCTCGCGCTGATGAAGGGCCAGAGGCGCGCGGAAATGAAGTGCGTGTCGCGTTTTCCGCCCAGCTCGCCATAGCGCCCGGAAAGAAAAAGCCGCACTGTCGATTCTCCGACGCTCAGCCGCGCCGCCAGGTCCTGCGGCCCGATCCCCGTCCGCGCCATCCATTCATTGGCCTTCGCGGCCACCGTCTGGTAGTCCGGCGTCTCGATCTGCCTCAGCTCTCGGAGCTGCTCCGTTGGCGTCCGCGACATTCTTATTCCCCGATCTCGATCTTCTGGAAAACGTCCGCATCCTGCGCCACCGCGTCAGAGACAAATGTCGGCGCGATTTCTCTCGGCCGCCTTGCTGGCGCGTTGACTGGCGAAGACTCGGCGCGAGCTCCCGGCACGGCTGCCGGTAACAAGCGCCCGTCTGTTCCTGTGCGCGCCAGCGCTCGCTCCACCAGCGCTTCGCGCTCCGTTTTCCATCCCTGATTCGCGGCCAATGCGGAGAGCGCCGCCAGATATTCCGCGTAGCCCTTTCGCAGGGACCGCTCTCGGCGCATCGCCGCCTTGATCTGGTCGCGCGTGATCTGTCCATTCGGGCATTGCGCGATGAATTGCTGCATGCGCAGTTCGCCGATGAATTGCAGCGTCTCGGCGTCCGCGGCCACTGCCTCACCCAGGTTGTAGGGATCGCGAAGGATGGCCACCTCGCGGCCCTGCCTCGTGTCCAGCGCGAAGAGGCTTTCGTCCGTCGGCTCGTAACGCATCCCGTCGAGCTGCACGCAGCCGCCTTTTTGCACGATTCGCTTCGTCCGCTCGGAAAAAAGAATGTCCAGCAGCCGCGGATTGATCCTTGGCCGGTTGCGCTCGGGATGAGCGTCTTCCATCACTTCATTCGGCGTGCGGTGATCCAGCGACTCCAGCCGCGTGTCGTTGTACTCCTCGATCCACTGCACGGTCGCGACGATGAACTCCGCATCCGTCGGCAGCGGACTTTCGCCACGCTTCCCCGCCAGATATTTCGCGTGCTGTTTTTGCGATTCGTCCGCGTCTTCCGGCCGGTTTCCCGGTGCGTTGCCCACGTAAGCCGGCCGCCAGATCACATCGAAGCGCTTGGACCATCGTGCGAACCAGGATTCGATCGGCTTCGAGCGCGGCCGCTTCGGAATCGCGCTCGTGATGCCGATGCGGTTTCGGTCGAGCAGGGACTGCGCTTCCTCGGAAAGCGTGATCAGCTCCAGGTCCGCGCGCACGCTCCTGTAATCCTTGCCGTTGTCCCAGTAGAAGTTTGCGGGGAAGCCGTGCGAGAGCACAGCCATGCGGATCGCGGAGTTGATCGTCCGCTTTGAAGGATTCGGCGCCAGGCAGAAGCCCACAATCTTCCTCGAGCCCCAGTCATAGAGAGCGGTCAGCCAGAGCCGGTAAGCCTGGTCCTGTTTCATTTCTCCGAAGAGCGTGTTCCGGACGAGCACGTCGAATTCGCGGTGGTCGCTCACCCACCAGTCCATCACCGGCACTTTGCTTCGCTGGATGAACGGCGAGCAGAGCCGCTCGTGGGTTTCTTTGCCGTCGCGCGAGAGCACTTTCAGCGATTCCGCCAGCGCGTTCAGGAAATTTCGCGCGGTGTCATAGCAAGGTGCTTCGCCTTTCTCGCCGATCTTCCTCCATTCGCGGCAGAGCGCTTCCCAGGCCATTTCGCGAGAGAGCCCTTCGTGCAGGAATTTCTGCTGGAGGAAAGTCGCGGCCGCGGCATGGTCCTCGAAGAAACGCGATTGCCCTTTGTCCTTGCGCGGGCGGTCCGAAAGCGCGGAATAGCCGTGGCAATCGAAGCGATCGAGCCAGCGGAAGAGCGTCCTCGAAGAAATCGGAGGCTTTTGTTGCGCCGCGATGTACTCCGCCAGGTCAGCGAGCGTGTCCACCGTTCTGCCGTCAGCAAGCCGGATCGTCGGCCGGTGGCCGTTCGTTCGCGCGCGAAAATCCAGCAGCGGCTCGATCGCTCTCAGCCGCGCTCGCGCCTGGTCTTCCAGGTCCTCCGGGATTGCAACGCGCGGCGAAGAGGGGAGAAGCGGAGCAGACGCAAACAGGGGCATCGTCTGCTCCGCGGCGGGGACTACGAGAAGGCCTTTTTTCATTTCCGCGGCGAACTTCGCCTGCGCGTCCGCCGGCAGCGTGCTCACCAGATATTCGCGCTGCTGCTTTCCGTTGCGCGCGCGCACCTCGGAATTTCTAGCCGTCCATCCGCGCGATATTCTGCGAACGTGCCGTTCCGTGAAGCCCGTCAGCGCGCACACTTTCTCCATCGTCAGCCAGGCCTCACCCATTTGCTGGCCCTCCGCGGAAAGCGGGCCGATAAATTCCCGCCATCCGGGTCCGGGTCGGAGGGATAAGCGCGAGTTTTTCGGGATTGAAGAGGTGTTCGTGCCGCGGTCCGATCAGCCAGGCCAGCGCGATCCACACGACTGTCGCCGCGAGGATCAAGCCGATGTACGCCCACATTCCCGGCCGAAGCACGCCGATGAAGAGATAGCCGAAGCCGTAGACCAGAAAGAAAACCGCGCAGCATCGCCACAAATAGAGGTCGGGACTTTCCGCTTTCACTGAGGCGAACCAGAAAATGCTCGCGAAGATCACCGCGATCCAGCAATTCACTGCCAGCATCTTCGCGATCGGCGCCATCAAGGAATTTGCGAGCGCCAGGCGCGAAGCCCCCGAGGCCATCAGCAGCACCAGCAGAATCGCCGCCGTGTGCGGCAGCGATCGGACCGCGGCCTTGGACGCGAGCCAAAGTGCCGGCAGCCCGCAGAGCCAGGTGGCGAGCGACAAAACGAAAAACCGGACGGCGTATTGCGGCGATGCAGCCGGCCAGACTTGCGAAAGGAAGAGCGCCAGGAAGGAATAGGCCAGCCACGCGCAGAGAAAAAAGAAAATCGCGCGGCGTTCGGAAGCGAGCCCGACATAGGTCATGCGCAAAAGCGCCACGAGCAGAAACGCGTCCGGCAGCAGATGGATGCCGTACCTCATCGGGTGTTTCCCCTAGCTCCGTGGCCGTGGAAAACCGGAAAAACAAAAGCGAAAGGCTCACGCAAAAAATTTTTGCTTCGCGCTTTCATCGCGGGCTCCCCGGGCATGGGAGAAACACGCGCTCGTCGCCGTAGAGGTGCCGTTGAAGCGGCACGAACGCTTCTAGGCGCTGGTGCTTCTTTTTTGCAGGAGTAGACTTCGAAGAGGAGGTGCTCAATGCCACCGCTACCGCCTTGGCCTCCCGTCGACTGACGGCAGGGCGGCGGGGGTCCGGTGCGCCAGCATCGGACCTCGCAGTTCGCGCGGCAGACGCCTTCGCCAGTTGCCGGTCGCGCGGCCGTTCCGCCCTTCCCTTGGGGTGTCCTCTAAGGGAACCTCTAGATTTTGTGCGTCCTCCGCCGGTGCGCATCATCGCGCACCTTCTTTCATCGAACTTCTGATTTGCCCGGACCAGAATGTCGGCCGTAGTCTGCCTGCGCGGACTTCCTTGCGGAGGATGGAGATCAGAGTGTCGATGAGGTCGAGCGCATGCCAGGGATGGCCGAGCTCGCTTAGCATCCCCTCCAGAAAATCCCTGTTCTCCGTGCAGAGGAATTCCAGGCTCACGATCTGCCGCACGCACCAGGCGCAGAAAGGCCCGAGCAGCGGATCGCCGTCGCCATATTTGCGCCGGCGCGCCTCATCGAATGCCCGCGCGTGCAGCTCCGGATGCAGCCGGATGCTCACGAGCTTGCGGTCGTCGATTCCCATGAGCAGCGGAGTGTGCAGGGCGGGCGTCATGCCGCGGCCTTCCTTTGCGCGCCTTCGATCCGTTCTATCTCTTGCAGCAGCGCGTCCATCACGCGCCGGGATTTGCGCTGGCCACGAGCCACGCGGCTGACGTGTGCTCGATGCAGGTCTAGCTTCCGCGCCACGCGCGTGAGCAGGCCGCGGTATTGCAGCGCCCGCGAAAGCTGCGGCATGGTAGATTTGTTGCGCGCACGTTTGGTGCTCATGCGGCACAGTGTTCCAGAACACTGTACTAGGTGTCAAGGACTATTTTTGAGCGAGAAGCCAAAGACGGACTGGGGCCGGCTCATTCGCGCGGCCCGCGAAGGCAGCGGCCTGTCCCAGGACGGCCTGGCGCGCAAATCGGGGCTGTCTGTGCGCGCTATCGGCCACTACGAGCAGGGCATGCGCGAGCCCGAGCTTCTGTCCCTCGTCCAGATCTTCCTTGGCGTGAACGAAACGGAGCAGCTCGCCCTGGCGAGGCATTTGCCGTCTGAGGTGTGGCATCTGGCGGCGCGCCTCGTCGAGCTCGCGAAAGAGCATCCTTCACTTGACACGTCTGTTATTATTCTAGGCGTTCTTCGAGCCGAGTCCCCGTCTCCCACATCGAGCGCCGGCCGAAATGCAGGGTTTGATCGCCAGGTTGCGCTCGGCAAAGAGGCTCACTCGCGTGCAAAATCGCGGAAGAAAAACAGGCAAGTTGATCCTTCTAGGGTCGCCTAATCGCGAAGCGCTAGACTCGCGCGCGCGTCAGCGAATGATCGGCCAGGTTGAACTGGAAGAGCTGATCTTCAGGCGTCGCGAGCTGATGGAACTGGAGGAGGGAATCGCCAGCGCGCTTTCATGCGGGGCGAGCGTCGAGGACGGCGTCCATACGGCCAGGCTCGTTCCGGAGCGCCGCGATGGTTTCGGCCGCGAGCTCTTCCTGAAGCTCGTCATCACGATTTTTTTGCTCGCGGTAATCCCCGGAGCGCACCGGCGGCGCTCGCTCTTCGAGGATCTAAATGGCGACGGCAAGGTGGACTTCGCGGATATAGAACTGGAGCTCTCAAGTCCCGGCGGCTCGCTTCAGTGGGAAAAGGCGGTGGCAAATGCGTAAGGCATGCTTGGCTCTCGGCTTCTTTGTTCTGGCTTCTTCCGCGCTCGCGCAATCGCCGGTCATGCGCGCCAGCTCGTCCACGATCGAGCCTGGCGATTTCGATTTCTCTGGCGCCATGCTTCGCATCTCTCCTCCTTCGCCGTCCGGCCGCCAGGTCTGCTCCGTGACGACGGTCAACAATGGCGCATGGATCGCCGTCTCCGGAGACCGCGCGGCCATGATCACCACGATGAACGATCGCGAAATAGATTACGAGCGCCCTGCATCGCTGCAGCTCGGCGACGCGCCGGCGTTCGCTGTGCAGACTGCGCGCGCGCCTCACTTCCTCGCCGTACCGCTCAGCAGGATGTCCGCTGTCGTTCTCGCTCTTTACACGCAGCAGCGTGTCCATCTTCGTTTTGTGGAATGGCCCGATGGCGGCATGTTCGATGAGGACCTGAAGGCGGGCGACTTCGCCGCCGCCTACGATCGCGCCGTCCAGCTCTGCGCCTGGCCACGGCTCTCGGCCGCCGCGGTTCATCCTACGCCTGGTCCAGAGGAGATTGCCTCGGCCAATGCGGAGCGAGCTGCTCGCGCGTCCGTGAGCGTCTCCGGCGCCGACTGCATCTATTGCCCTGCGCCGGTGTATCCGGACGACGCGATCGCGGCCAGTCTCTCCGGCTCCGTCGTGCTGAAAATCTCCCTCACTCCAGATGGGCGCGCGGCCGAAGTTTCAGTCTTGAAGCAGCCCAGCGAAGGGCTCGGCGCCGTCGCCGCCAAGGTCGCGCGTGAATGGCGTTTTCGTCCTTCGGAAAGTGGCGCTGCGGGCTCAGTCACGTCCGTGAAAGTGGTCTTCCGGATCGACTGAAGCCGCGCCGTATTCCCACCATAATTTTTCTCAAGATCTGGTGGTTTGTAGCCTTCCGGACGTGTCCGTTGGATGTCCGTTGGATTGCGGCCTAGGTTCGGAATGTCCGCTGGATTACCGGCCTGTTTTCTATGACTTAGCCTCTTCTCGCCGCGCCTCGCTGCAAATGTCCGTTGGATTCAGCTACAAACCAGCCTCCTTTGTTGATTCTAAAGGATTAATCCAACGGACATTTGCTCCGGCCCGACAGCGAGCGGCAGTATGCGCTCCGCGCGTCGCCGCTCGCAACAACAACAACTCCCACGACTTATCTCCATTTCCCCCCATCTCCCGCCACTGACACTCTACTCCAGTATCCCCAGCTGCTTTCTCTACACTCGCTTGATGGTC